TTTTTTCACCAACTTTATTAAACTTAATTAATAATGATTTGCTTTGAATAGATTCAATAATTTGAGTTGAGTCATTACAGGTGAATGTAAAGATTGTGGTAGAATTAAATTGATCAATTAAATCACTGATTACATATTGTGCTTTAGGTGTTATGTTGTCGGCTTCATCAAAAATAATGAACTTCATGATTTTTTCACCTTTATCATTTGTTACTATTTTTTTACAAAAATGAATAATCATTTTATCAACGATATCTAATCCACGATTGTCCGAAGCGTTTAGTTCTAATACAGCTTCATTGTAATATTTTCCGGTTACTTGTTTAGCAAATGCTAATAGTGTACTTGTTTTTCCAACACCAGGATTTCCCATTAGAATTAGATTTGGATATAATTTTAGTTCCATAATTCTATTAAATTTTGATCTAAGAATATCGTCAAATAAAATATCGGCTATTTTTGTAGGACGATATTTTTCTATCCATGGTAAATCTTCTTTATTCATTATTAATATATAATTGTATTTATTTAAGTAAGTTTAACTTTTAGAATAATCAATTTTTATTGGATTCCTGGCAAAGCCAAGCCTACAAAAAAATTGGTGGGCAGCCGAAGGCTACAGCTCAATTTTTATTATAATAAAAATTGAAAAAATTAAACATATCTCACAACTTAATATAAGGTTATATCATAAGAATCCCTTGTGTAAAAGCAACCTAATTTTCCGTTCAAGATACCGGCAATTAATTATAGAGATTTTGATCCGAGCTGCTTGAGCGTGGTTGAGGGAGGTTCAATTGTTTATAAAAAAGACGGTGTTAATGAAAGAGCAGTGATTTTAAGTCCGTGGCTAAAATTAAATTATTATGGAGTGAGTCGCCTACCAGATCATTATGGGTTTAAAATACCTTTAAACTTAGGAAATGATGAAGAAAGACATTTTTATGATTTACTATCAGTTATTGATAAAGTGACTGATAATGAAGATGATAAATACATACCAATTATCCAAAAAAGTATTTATCCTGATAGTAACCGTCCTGATTATCTTTTAACACAGTTTAAATATAGTAGAATTGAAAATAGAATACGTAGTCGTTTTTATTTTAGTAATAATAATGTGAGAACTGAAATTAATGTTCAAACAAAGGATGACATACTTGAATATTTTCAGAAAGATTGTGAGTTTAGAGTCATCATGAATATTACCTACTTATGTGAAGGATTTAATAACAAATATTTTCTTAAAATTTATTTAGATTGTGTAGAAGTAAAAACAGACAGAACATCACTAAGTCGCTCCATATTTTTTGATGATTCTGATGATGATTCTGAGAGACTTATTAATTTGGCTAACCTTCATACATTGCCTCTGAAAGGTGTCATTAAGGTTAAGTTAGGTTCAGGTATTCTTCTGATTGATGATAATCCGGAGTATCCAGATAAACCTAGTTCTGAATGTCCTATTAGTAGGGAAAACTTTGTTAATAACGAAGACGTTATTATTTTTAATCGTGCACAATATGGGTTTAAGCACATGTACAAACTCACTTCATTACAGGCCTGGATTAATCATAAACCAACTGCTCCAACAGATCCAACAACTCGCGAACCGATAACAAAACAAAACGTTGAGCGTTATAAGCTTCAATTTATGTAGATGTTTTATGTTTTTATTTATAAATAAAAATTGAGCTGTAGCCTTAGGCTGCCCACCAATTTTTTTTGTAGGCTTGGCTTTGCCAAGTATCAAATAAAAATTGAAAATATTAGACCTAATTCAATTAAAATTGAAATATCATCTCACGACAATACTTTTGTGTAAGAGCAACCTAATTTCTGAGCAAGATACCGATTATTGAGTATAGCGATTTTGATGTAAGCCGCCTGCGCGTGTTTGAGTCAGGTATGATTATGTATGAAAAAGAAGATGGTGTTGATATGGCACTACATATTTATAGTCCATGGCTAAAATTAAATTGTTATGGAATCGGTCGCAATCCCGATTGTCCGCGCTTAAAAATAGGGTTAAGCTTAGAAAGTGATGAAGAAAAACAGTTTTATAATTTACTATCATCTATTGATAAAATCTTTGATAAAGATGAAGCATACCGTCCAATTATCAAAAAGGATTATCTGGATAGTCGGCCGGATTATTTAGTAATACCGTTTATATATAATTATAATGGAATTGGAAAAAAAATGATTAGTAGTTTTTTTTTCAATAATAATAATGTTATAACTAAAATTGAAGTTGAAACAATTGATGACCAAGTAGAGTATTTCCAACTCGGTTGTCATTTTCGTTATATCATGAGTTTTAAATCTTTTCGCAAAAATAATGTATATAATTATAAATATAATTTTATTAGTATTTGTTTAGACCTAATAGAAGTTAAATCAGAAAGAACAGAACTGAATAGTATTAGAATTCGCCGCGAAGCACTTCTCATTAATTTGGCCAACCTTCATACATTGCCTCTGAAAGGTGTAATTAATGTTAAGTTAAGTTCTGACATTTTTCTAATTGATGACAATCCGGAGTATCCAGATAAGCCCAGTGCTGAATGTCCTATTAGTAAGGAAGACTTTGTTAATAACGAAGACGTTATTATTTTTAATCGAGCAAAACATGGGTTTAAGCACATGTACAAACTCACTTCATTACAGGCTTGGATTATTCATACCCAACCTACCTCAACAGATCCAACAACTCGCGAACCAATAACAAAACAAAACGTAGAGCGTTATAAGCTTCAATTTATGTAGATATATTATGTTTTTATTTATAAATAAATATAAACCTATTTACAATATTTTTAATCTAATATATTTTATGGAATCTAATCTTTATAAAAATTATAAAGAAAGTAAGTTAAGATTATTAAATAAATTTAAAAGATTTTCAAAAAATTTAGCAAGAACAGCTATAAATGAAAATGCTTTTGTAAGTATAAATGATTTCCTGGCATCAGATCAAAGTTTAGGACCAGATGCTGATCCAGGAAGTATATATTATCATTATACTCATTTTGAAAATATTAATAATTATATGAAAATTTTGATGAATGAAATGGAATATAAAAACATTGTTTGTATGCCAAATATAAATGCAAAATATTCAAAATATATTATAAGAAATGCTATAACTTATCATTCAAACTATGACTTTATGATTATTCCAGAAAGTGCTATCAAAGAAATATTAGATTGCACCTCTAAAAGATTTATTTATATAATTTTTAATGTTTATTGGGATAATACAGATATTGGTCATGCGAATATATTAATAATTGACAATCTTAAAAAAACAATTGAAAGATTTGAACCTCATGGAGAATTAATCCGTAATCGTTATTCTGATAAAGAAAGAGTTCCGTATTTATCAATTAAACATGAAAATGATAGAATTGACAAAAAATTTAATAAAGATTTATTAAAAAAAATACATTTAGAAGGGTATAAATATATATCTCCTATTGATATATCTCCTAAAATAGGAATTCAAACAACCGCTGACGCATATGGAGGAATGTGTGTTACATATACATTAATATATTTACAATTAAGAATAATGAATCCTGATATAGAACAAAAGACAGTAATTAAATATTTAATATCTAAGGATGAAAAAGAAATTGTAGATATAATATTAAGATATGCTAAATATGTCGAAAATACGTTAAAAAAGAATTCACAATTAGTAATAAAAGATGGAAATGAATTATTTATTGATGAATATAATAAAGAACAAAAATATATATTTATTGATGATAACGGTTCAAGAACATTTTATAGATAAATCTAATATAAATAATTATTACTATTAATATTAATAATAGTAAGAATCATTATATAATAATGGATCCAGTTATAAAAAGAATATTATTAGAATATGGATATGAGGAAACTCCTAATTTTATGATAGAACGTCTCTATTCGCCCATACTCCAAAATAATTATGAAAATTTTCATAAAATTAATTTATTATTGAATTCAATTTTAATTAAATATAAAGAAGATGAAAATTCATTTATTTCATTTAAAAATGATGGTTTAATTGTGTTAGTATTTAAAAAGATTTGTATTAAAATATTTTCAAAAGAAAATATACTTCCTCGTAGCATAGATAAATTATATAATCTTCTTTCAAAAAATAATTGTCCTTATTTAGAACAAATCTATGAAATTAAAGATGATAATCCATTAAATATATTTATAGTTGTATCAAAAACAGTTGATACTCAAAAATTTAAAAATAGATTAGAAACTGATTCATCTTTAATAAAAGAAGATATTCAAAATGCTTTAATTTATTTAAAAAATAATAATTGGACTCATTATGACGCAAGAATCGATAATGTTGGATTTGATCAAGAATTAAATAATTATGTTTTATTTGATTTTGATATGTCAAAATATGATGAAGATTCTACTCTATTAAATAATAATCTAATAAATGATATAAATAAATTAAATATATCAATTAATTTCAATCTAAATCTAAACAATCCTATGTGTTAGATAAATTTTTCTCTATACTTGCTCAATATTGGTAATTCACTAATAATTTCATCTAAGTTTTCTTCTAAATATGTATCATATTCAGATTTATTCATTCTTTCTTTTATCTTACGAATTAAATTGATATACTTATCAATTTCATTTAAATTAATTGATGTCATTTTATCAAATACAAATTTTAATAAATCCAAATAATTAATTTTTCCATTTAAGTGTTTCTTTAGTGAATCTAAATTAGCATCAGTTAAAAACTTTTTATATTCGGCAACTGTATCAACTTTTACAACGACTCTGGCTGGACGTTTTCCCAAATCTTCAATCATAAACTTATATCTAGAAGAAATATCTTGATCTAAAAGTGATTTTAAAAATATTTCAACATCTTCATAATTATGAATTTCATTAATCTTACAAAGATATTCAATAACATCAGCAGTTTTTTCAGAATATTTATCTTTTAGTGAATCAACAACATAATTCATAATAGCATCTGATAGAATATTAGATGAATGTAAATTAATAATTGTATTGATGAGTGATGTAAATCTTTTCTTAATACTAAAATATTCATCTTCATCTGAAAAATATTTTTCTTTTAATAGATCAATATTTTTCATACTATTTTCAAATTCATTTTGTAACTTTGAAATAAAATAGATTCTAAAATTAACATATTCTTTTTCTGGATTATTAAAATACCATAATCCAGAATCAATAATTTGTTTAATCATTGAACAATATAATTTATTATTATCATTATCAATTAATATTTTATAAATTATATCATCTGCTAATTTATTAATTTGACCATCATTAGTAATATCACTATTAAGAACCTTTTCTAATATATTTGAAAAGGTTTCATCAGTAATTTTATTTAATAGACTTAATAATTTTGTATTAATATTGCTATTTATTTTTTTCCATTTATTACTATTTAAATGATTATAATTAATTTTTTTACGATTATCAAGATATTGTGTTGATTGTAAAAAAGAATTATTAATATTATCAAATAAATTAGATAATTCTTCAGTTAATACATTAACACTTACATTTTTATAACTCAAGAATTCATCTATAGAATATGTTATTACTGGATTCATATTAATATTAATATTATTTTTTTATATACTAATAAATGAATAAATTTTTCAAAGAAAAATTTATGTTTTTTCTTTGAAAAAACGAAATGCTTCGCATTTCATGGCGTAGCCATTCAGCCATTCAGTCATTCAATTACCATAATTCTATTATATCATTTTTATCAGGATTAATTTCTCTTAAATTATTTAATGGTATATTAACTCTTTCTTTAACTGGTGAATGTGGATCATTTATTAATCGCGCTGCTGCTTCTTGTGGTGTTTTCTTTTGTCTCCATATCATAGCCCAAGCTTTAATAAACATATCAATTAATTTTTTATCAAGTTCCTTCTTATTATCTTGTAAGTATATTTTTAAAGCTGTTAAAGATATTCTAACACCACCAATATCAGCTATATTTTCACCCATTGTTAATTCTGGATTAATACCATATGTTTTATAAATATCACCAATTTTTTTAGTTATTAATTTATAATTTTGTTCTGATTCTTGTTTCCACCAATTATTTAAGTGTCCATCTTTGTCAAATAATCTTCCTTGATCATCAAATCCATGAATCAATTCATGTCCAATTATACTACCAATTGCGCCAAAATTATAAGCAACAACTTCTAAATTATTCCAATTTTTGTTATAAAAAAAAGGAGGTTGTAATATACCAAAAGGAAATGTCATTTGATTTTTTGTTGGACTATAATATGCATTAATTTCATAAATATTACCAATAAATTTTTGTTTGTATTTAACTAATTCATTCATAGCATCTGTAAATAAGAATTCATTAATAATAAATAAATTATGAACAAATACAGGTGTCATATCAGACATTGAATTAAAATCTATTAAAGATCCATTTCCAATATTAACTTTCATATTTTCTAATTTTTGAATTGCCATTTTTTTTGTATTTTCATCCATCCATTTATTATCAATTAATCTTTCTTTAAATGCTCTTTTAAGATATTCTACTAAATTATCCATTCTTGGTTTAATTTTTGGATCAATTAAATTGTAATATTCTTTGCTAATTAAATGACCTAATGCCATATTCATAATTCCAATTTGTTTTTTTTCTATATCTTGTTTTTTAATTCCCTTAAATATTTTTATAAGTTCAAATTTATTTTTATTTGCTTCTCCAAATGTAAAAGATGAGATTCCATTTAATATACACCATATAATGTAATATTTAAAATCTACATTACCTAAATATTCATCAATTTTATCATAATAAGTAAATGGTAATTTAGAATCAATAATAATTTTTTTCTCATAAGGAATATCTTTTAATAATAATTTAATTAAATTTTGAAAATTAAAATTGATACTATTAAATTCAGTTATATCATAGTAATTTACAATATCATTAATACTTCTATTAGATTCATTTGTTTTTTTTAATTCATATAAATTAATTTCATAATTTATTATTTTTTTAACCATATCATCTGATACATCAATGTATACATTTAAAATTGATTTGATAATTTCAGCATATTTCTTTAAAAAATTATCATCTTTATAAAATTTAGAATTAGATATATTATTTTTTCCTTCTGCCATACCTAAATATGTAGTTCCATTGAAAAAAATAGTATCAATATAAAATAAACCATCAATTTTATTTTTAACACAAAATTCTAATAATTCATCATTTGATAAACTTAATAAGCGATATATTAAATTTTTAATATATTTATTATTTATTTTATCATCATATTTAGTCATTGAATTATAAAAATCTTTTAATATTTTAATTTCTTTTTTATTTAATAATTTATAACTGGCATTTTCTTTAATTATTATATTTAATACAGCCGCGTTATCTTTTTTTAACAAGAAATCTTTAATACCAATACTTGAGGATGATTCACTTATTTGTAAATTATTTAAAAAACTACCATTAATTATATTAAAATAATCCTTCATATAATTAATAAATATAATTATTTTTGACTTAACAATTTTGTTTAACAATTTAAGTTAACAGTTTTAACTTCTCCTAACAAACCATCTGTTACAATTCTATAATGTATATGTTGTGGCAATATTTTATTATACATTACATAATATTTTTGAGGACATTTTACATATAATTTAGCCTTTCCTTCCGCATCAACAATACTTACACCACTATTTTCAAATTTTCCATAAGCTTCTTCATGATCAGATAATTTGTCTTCTTTTTCTACTTTTTTATTTGATGCCCAATAAATAACTTTCTGACCTCCTTTCGCATTAATAACAACTTCTAATTCAAAATCTTTTTGTTTTGATTCAGATAGGAATCTATTAACCGGTGCTACACTTATATCTAAGAATGGCAAGAATGTCTTACGTTCAAAAGTTATATACACTGTTGATATAAATATAATAAAATAAATTATGCGTTGAATAATTTGTTGATATGAATATGGGAAACTTGTAGATAAAAATTCAATTAAATTATAATTTTTATTTATAGCAGATAATGACAAATTGAAAGCGGCAAATATAACAATAATTTTTGATGCTAAATATATTTTAGCCTTTAATTCAAAATTTTCCATTAATAATATACTATATATATAATTAATTAATTTATTTAAAACTTATTTAATTCGCATTATTCAATTCATTATTTATGATACCGCTAATAGTATCAGTTAAATCAAAGTTATCAATTTCAGTATGTTTTGCGACTGAAGTATAATTTGGTTCTTCCAATCGTATACGTTCTCCGCTACTTTGAGGTTGTATCATTGTGCGATGATCTTTTAACAAATTATTATCTATTTGTATATTTTTAATTACTGGTTTTTGTGTTGTTTCATATTTTTTTTTAGAAATTTCATTAGCTAATTTATGCATTTTACTAACTTGAATTATATTTTTTTTATCATTTACTTTTTTCATATATTTTTGAAAATCCTTAAATAATTTTTCATTTACTATACTTGTTTTGTTTAATTCTTTTTTAATTTCATTCTTAATTTCATTTTTTATTTCATTTTTTTGATCTTTTAAATTAGTAATATGTTTTTGATTATTTTTAATATCTATTAATCCATCAAATGACATATCACTTTCATCTAAATTATGATCACTAAATATATCTGAATGATCAAAATTTAAGTCGCCTAAACGATTATCATCTGAACTAGAACTTAATTTATCGTCTGATTCATTTTTAACTTCTTTGCCTTTTTTAGTATCTAATTTTTTATCTTCAACTTCTTTACCTTTTTTAGCCTCAACCTCTTTACCTTTTTTAGCCTCAACCTCTTTACTTTCTAATTTTATATCTGGTATTTTTTTATTATCTAAATTTTTTTTATCTAAAATAAATTTTTCTAAATCTTTATTTTCTACATCAGAATGAAATAAATCATTAATATTAAATATGTTTAAATGTAATAATATCGCAATTATAATTGTAATTAATAAAGTAATTATTATAAAATTCATCATATTTATAACTTATAATATTTTTATAAAATCTATACACACTTTTATTTATAAAGATATATTTAATATAATATTATTATACACATAATGGGTAATATACCAAGTATTTCTACAAAATCAGATCATATTAATATGTTATTAGAATTTAATAATATCACACCAGATTTTAAGTCAGTAATTGAAAAAATAAATAATTTTAATGACAGTCAATTTATACTTCCTCTTCCAGGTGTAATTATTCGTAATCAAAAAGATATTTTTATAAATAAAATAAAATTATTAGAAAATAAATGGAATAAAGAATGGAGTATTTATAATTCATTATTTTTTTCTAATAATTCAATTGATATAATAAATAAATTAATTAGTAGTAAAAAAATAATATGCTATGAAATGAAAACAAAATGCTCTACAATATATGATGATTTTTTATATTCAATTAATGTAAAACCAATTATTGATTTAACTATTTATAAATAAAAATTTAGATATCATCTATGTTGATTTCTGGTTCTGGAACCTCCACGCTATTAATATATTCAACATTTTCAGTTATCTTTGTTTGATTTTCAACTGGTTTTGAATCACCACGATCAAATATAAATCCGTCATTAATAGAATCATCTGCTTTATCATCTACTCTGGAATTCATCTTTTTATTAAGCAAATCAAACACATCTGGTTCAATTAATTTATTTGCTAAATACGCATTTAAATGATCAATTACCAATAATTCTTCAACATATCCAATACATCCTCCTTCAAGTCTAAAATCCGTTACGAGTGAAACCAAGGCAATGCGAGATTGTGTGCGATCAAATACTTTTTTTGCGCTTTTACCCCTTTGATGTAGAATTTTTACCTGAGATGGATATTTCTTTTTATCGCCTAAAAAGTGCAGTATTTCGGCAGTAAAACAATTTCCAAGATTTTTGTCAATTAATACGACCATGTTATAAAGCTTAAAATCAACGTCTAAATTGACTTTCATTTCTTTATAATCGTCTTCATTTTTTCGTGCCATCTTCTTGTGGGAAGACCCTCCTTTAGTATTTTTAACCATTTTATAATACTATAATAATATGTTAAATAACATTCTTGTATAAAATTAAAATATCAATTTTTTATTTGATCATTTTTTCAAAAATGATCAAATAAAAAATTAGTAGGAAGCCGAAGGCAACGGCTCAATTTTTTAGCACCCGAAATGTAAGAGATATTCTTCCACCCTTTGAAATCCCATTTGGAACAGGAGGAATTGAATGATCATATAGATCTTGGCAATTCTCAAACATCCTAAAGACATCTCCATTCTTTAACTCAAAATAATATTTGATATCTTTGTCGGCCCTCAATCTAACTTGAAACTCTCTTGTTTCACCAAAAGATACTGTTATAATATTTGGACTTTTTGTAACTCCTACATCATCTTTATGAAATCGCATATAATCTTCCTGATTAACATAATAATTTATAAGACAAGAATCAAATTGAAGTTTGAATCTATCTTCAATTGTTTTCTTAACATGCGCTACACGTAAACTAAATTTTTCAGGAATCATTTCCTTATCACTATATTTTATTATAGCATCAGAATTACTTTGGAATCCAGTTAGTCTCCTCTCACGAACTACTCTTTCAACACCTTCATTTACAAGTGTGAAATAGTCTTGTTTCCATTTGATTTCATTCTTTAACTCATCAAAGTAATTTTCGCCAAATATTCCAATAACATGTTCAAAGGGTTTGATCAATTCTATCTTCTCAATCCTTTCCAATACACATGACACTTCTACATGATCAGTCATTGGATACATGTCATACATATCCTTGTCTGTGATTTTATAGTTTGGCATCATTTCAATGTCTCGCATCATAGTTTCCTGATTACATGAAACATAGATGACATAATTACAACCACTATTGTTGATATACTGAGTCATATTACCATGAAGCCCACTCCGAGGAGGATCAATAATAATAAACTTATTGAGTGGTTTATATATTTCAAGATAACTATCAAATACATTTTCAATCTTATCACAGATGAAATTACAGTTTGATACGTTATTTAATTTTGCATTTCTATTTGCATCATCAATTGAAGACTGACATGTGTCAATCCCAATTACCTTACGGCACAAAGAAGCACAATAAATTCCAATTGTTCCGGTTCCGCAACATAGATCAAAAATGATATCACTATCGGTGCTATATTTTTTAACTAGTTCTTTAATCCGTGAATACATGATACTTGTCATGTAAGTATTAGTTTGAAAGAAAGAAGATTCGGTTCTACGAAACTCAAAATTACGATAATCAATAAAGTCGTGAAGCTTCTCTAAAATGTATGGTTTGTTATATTGAATTGAAGGTGTACTATTATCAATATTAATGTAAAATGATGTTATCTTGGAACGGAATGTTTGAAACATATCAGTATAAATCTGAACTAATTCTGGAATTGTTTCGCGATTATTTATCCGATCCAAACTAATGATAATCATGGTTTCATGAACATTGAAAGATGTGATAAAATTTATATTTCCATACAAATTTATAAATCGCTCTTCAATTGTTTTCTTATCAAATGTAATGTTTCTAAAAACTTGTTTCTCATTAATATAATCCTCAAATAGAATGAGAAGTTCTCTCATTTGATCGCTAAGGTGTGGGAAATCACGCGCAGAAACCATTAATGATTTCTTAAACTTGGGGTTATTATATCCAATAACAATTTTGGAATAATCATAATCATTCCCTAAGGTAAATCGTAGTTTGTTCCGGTAGTTGGTATGAATAGATTCATGATATGTGATCTCTTCAGAACTAAATAACTTTCGCACAAAATTCTGTTTTATCTTAAACTGTTCCGCATATGTCAGGTCCTTGTTAGGAAGACAAAAATCAATGGCAGATGCCATTTTAATCTATTAGTATTAATTATTTATATAAATTTATATAAATAAAAAATATCAATTTTTTTCCATCCCCTTTCATTCACGATTAGCCTTTAATCTTACTAATCCATACCTTATTATCCAATGGGCACACTCGTCTCATCTTAAGCCACTGAGTTAAACAATGTTCATGATACGCATGACCGCAATCACCAATTACAACACTACAATAAGTATTTCCGGTAGATGAGCAATTGATACAGTAATTATTATTATCTTCCTTACAAATTCCACAAGATTCATTAAAACAATTAGTCTTAGAGGTAGTAACCATATTTATTTGTAGAAGCTTAAACATCTTACTCTTTAATATAATTTATATATGTTATGTTAAAGAGATATAAAAATCAATTTTTTCGCAAAAAATTGATTAATAAATATATAATGTATAATTGTAATATAAATATAATTCAATAATTTTATTATGAATCGGCAATTACCTTTAATTGAAAAATATCGTCCTTCAAAATTAGATGATATTAAAAATCAAGAAGACATAAAAAATATCTTTATAGATATGGTTCAAAATAGAAATATCCCTCATATGATCTTTTATGGTGGAGCTGGAACTGGAAAGACATCATCAGCAATCGCAATATGTAAACAATTATATAAAACAAATTATTCTGATAATGTGTTGGAACTGAATGCTTCAGATGAAAGAGGTATTAGAGTTGTTCGTGAAAAGATCAAGACATTTTCACAAAAATCAGCGGATAATGATTTTAAGATCATTATATTAGATGAAGCGGATGCGATGACAAGCGATTCTCAATTTGCTTTGAGACGTATAATAGAAAAGTTTTCAACAAATACAAGATTTATATTAATTTGTAATTATATAAACAAGATCATTCCACCACTACTATCAAGATGTGCTGTCTTTAGATTTAAAACATTATCATCGTTAAACATTCAAACTATATTAGAAGATATAATGTTAAAAGAAAACATAAAAATTGATGAAGAAAACAAACATAAAATAATTAAAGATGATTTAAGAAAATCTATAAATAACTTACAAAAATTAATATTTTTAAATAGAAAAAACATTCAAGATAAAAAAATTCTTATCAAGTATTTTGATGATGATATTAATATTAATATTAAAGATATAATTTATAATGATAAATTAGATACAATTGAATATACCAATTATATTATAAATGAAGGATATTCATTTGAAGAAATATATTTGTTATTAAAAAAAGAATTATTAACAAATAATGATATTTCAGATGAAGATAAATCAAAAATATTCATGGAAATGTGTAGAAGTTATGATAAAATTGTGAATGGATCTTCAGAAATGATTAACATTAATCATGTATTAAATATCATAAATAAATGCTAATTCTTGCTTAGCCTCAGTTTAAAACCCTTGTCAAAAAATAGTCTTGTTATATGAAGTTCTTCATTAAGCAATTCATTTAATTTCTTCTTTTCAATATTTCCTTCCGTATTAGTATAGTAAATATTTGAAATTTTATAACCCTTCTTCTGCGGAAGAGTTAACATTACACCTAAACAATGTGAGCATGGTTTAGAATTACCAATTACACCAGTTAAAGTAGTTTTTAACACAAAGATATTTATAGGTAATAACTTTTTTGTCTCACGATTCTTTAACTTTTGAATAGCGTTATGCTCCGCATGAAATGATACATTATCTCTTGCCATATTTTGTCCATAACTTAATGGATTAATATGTGATCCAGTATCTTCAAAAATCATCGCTATATGATGATGCATTTTTTGAAGACAAATACATGGCTTTCCATCAACGTTTCTTGCCAATCGTAAATCAATCATTGAATTCATATGATCTAATAATGAATTAATTTGTTTATATGTCATTGGAGACACAGGTCTTGAATCTTCAGGTAAATTTTGCCTCCCTCTACTGGAATACTGTCGAATTCCATCTAATTCATTCATCTAATACGATATTATTATAATTATAGTATTATTTATTTATATGTTTATATAAATAAATAATCAATTTTTTCTCCAATTGTAAACTCTAAACTCATTGATTCATTTCTAAATCTATTTTATGAAACCAGCAATAATATTTTTCATTGTATTTATATGACGATTTTTTAATACATCTATTTATATCGCATTTGTGTAAACTATTATTAATCCGAATCATAATCAGTTTTTCTTGATTCTGATTCGGATTTGAAATTTGATATTTTTTTAAATTCTGAAGATGTGTTGTTAGTATATTCTTTTTTTCCAGATATCCCATTAGAACCCGATTCTTTTGAGAGGTTAGATAATCTATGTCGTTCATATTGTTCTTTATATTTAAGATTATGTGATGATATATTAATTTTTTCACTTTTTTTTAAAAATTGTATGGAATTATAGTCTCTTACACTATTTACATATCCCTCACCTAATAATACCATATATTAAAAATAAATTATTTGTAATATAAATTAAATTCAATTTTTATAAAAAATTGCTGGAAATACAAATTATAATTTTTATGACATGTCACGTCGTCAATTCTTTAAACATCTCCGCCACTTTTAGCACCACGGCCGCGGCCGCGACCGCGACCACGGCCTCTTCCTCTCGCGGTTGCTGTTTTTGCTGGAGTTTTTGTCTCAACAGCTTTTTTATCTTCATCATCAGATAAGTTTTTTATAAATTCAACACTGTCATCAGAGTCTGACTTATCAGATTCATCATCTGAAATGTCTTTCATAATTACATTTTTTGAAGGGTCAATTAATGTTTGAGGTTTAGAAACAACATCTTTATTATGCTTCTTTAATGCCTCTTCTTTTTCATTTGCTAATACTTTCAGTTCATCCATCCTCATCATACAAGTTGTCATTTCATTCACTATCTGAATATATTCTTTTGTTAATGTATCATAATTGGTCGCCATAATTATTATTTAATATACAAGAATCTTTATATTAATAATTATTTAGATTATCAATTTTTTTGTAAGGTATTATAATATGAGCCTTTTCGTTGTAATTGTAATCATTTTATTATTAATGTATATTTTCTCTATATGGGATATAAGAGAAGATTTTTATTTATGGATGCCAACAAGAAATACAAGATTAATGAGTTATGATATCCGCGGAGATCCTTATGGTCTAATAATTTATCCACCTTACTTTAATTATTTAGCACCAATGGCAACTTATTTATATTCAGGAAATACTTATGATATTACTGGAAGATATAATATATATAAACCAAAAAAAAGATTAAATAAGGGAAAACAAATAAGAAAAGTATCAAAAAGGGGATCAAGAATGGGATTCAGAATATCTCCCAGAATACCGAATAAATGAAGAAAAAACGAAATGCGAAGCATTTCATGGCTCCGCCATTAATTTATTCAGATATACATATCTTTAACAAATTGTGGGAGTTCTTTATCTTGCTTTGCTTTTAAATATACATCAAATGCTGACTTAATATCCTCCATATTTATAATTTTTTTTAATTTTGGATTTTTCCCAAATATTCTAACGGAATGTTTGATTTTAATATTTAATAGAAAATTTTCAATGTCTCCTCCAAAATTTTCAAAATTCTTTTTGTTTTTCTTAATAAAATTTTCAATTATTTCTAATGATAGATCTTTATCAAGTGTCCATTTTAATTCATGAATTTTAAATTCTAATATTTGTGCTAATTCTTTTGGATCATATTTTTCAATTGTATATTTGAATGGAAAGCGCCGACGTAATCCTTCGTTTTGTGAAAAGAAACATCTATCAATTTCATTCGCATATCCAGCAATAATACATACAAATTTATCTCCATTTTCTGTCAAATTTTGATTTAGGGTATCAATTGCTTCTTTTGAAAATGAATCACTCTTATCATTGCTTGATCCTAATGAATATACTTCATCTATAAACAATACACCACCAAGAGCTTCATCAATTACTTTTTGAGTTTTTATTGCTGTGGATCCAACATATTGTCCTACTAAATCACTTCTTCTAATAATTTTAAACTTAAATTCTTCTTCTTTTTGTTTTTCCTTTTCTTTTTCTCTTTCTTTCTCTCTCTCTTTTTCGCGTTCTTGTGCTCCTTCAGGATTTAACATCTGCATTAAATGATTCGCAATATTATTTAATTCTTGTTGTTCATTTATTATTTCTGGTTTCTTTAAGAAATGTAATTTATAATATATTTTTGCTAATATTTTTCCAAGTAAAGTTTTACCTACACCAGGAGGCCCCTCAATAACGGTATGCATCATATTACTTTCATTTAATTCTTGTAGAAGATATAATAATTGTTCAAATATGTTTTTCTTAACGCTTTCCATACCAATTACATTCTTTAATTCTTTTAAAGGTTCAACAATATTTTTTAATCTAACCATATTAATTGGATATTTTTTCTTATCTATTATATTATATTCTTCACCAATACGAATTAAATCATCAATAGTTTCAATATTATTTAATTCTTCATATTGTAATTCTTCTGTTTGAACACTATCAATAGTGTGTAATAATTTATTTTCATCTGATTTTGATTGATTTGTTTCTTGATTTTTTTGAAAGATACTATTCATTAAATTATTATTAAATAATAATGGCATATTTGATCCTACCGGAATGATTCTCATATTAGCAGGATTTGTTGTAGAACGAATAATGATATGTTGCTGATTCATAACAGGATTAATTCTTGGAGGAGATGTTCCTTTAATAGGGGATTCAAATTTGTTTTCAACCTTATCTTCAATCTTATTTTCAACCTTATTGTTCACCTTATTTTTTCTTGGATACCAAACTCCTTTATTATAAAATCCATTTCTTTTACGTTTACCTTTATCCTTACCTTGTCTTGAATCTTTCTTATTTATATTATCATTATTATTCATAATATTAGTATTTATATTATTATTCATTTATATTATATAAAAGTTAAATAATATGTATGACTATGTATTATATATTAGAAATTAATAAATCAATATTTGACATATATGAAAATAAAGATGGAGCAATTGTTCGTCTTTTTAAGTTGAGCAATTTAAATAATTGCTGTTTAAAAGAATTTAAAAATGGTTATGTAAATGGTATTTATAAGATAAAAAATAATAAAGTTATATATATTTCTTCAAATAATACTGGTATTCAAAAGACTGAAATTACAGATTTACCATTTGAAATTCAATATAATAGTTCTAATACAACTGAAAATATAAATAATATAAATAATATAAATAATAAAGATGATGTCAATGTATCATCTGAAATAAATGTTAGAATGCCACCAATTAATACTGAAATAGTTATTACAAGTGATGAAGACAATAAAGAAAGTAAAGAAGAAGACATTGATTTAGAAGAATTACAAAAGAAGATAGCAGAATTAAGTCGTTTAAAGGAAGAAGAATTAAATCAATTAGAAAACTTAAATAAGAATTTACATGAATATGAGAATGAAATAATTAAGGAAAAGTTTACTGTAGATGAAGAAAAAAATAAGTTAAAGCGTGATAAGGAGAAATGGGAAGAATTTAAAAATATATTTAATGCTGATAAAAAAATATATAAGATAATGAAAGAACAAATTCAAAATAATGAAATAGATGTAATTCCTGAATTATTTGAACACAAGTTTCCTATATTTAAAACTCTTGACGAACAAGATCTTTTGGATAAGGATTCTGAAATTTATGAATATATTAAATTATTGCCAGAAGATGGTGCTGAATATATCTCAAAAAATATCCAAATTAAAGGATTATTTAATGATAATTTAGTATCAAGTATATCTTTAACTGAATTTAAAGATAATAATTATGAAAATACAATTGATACAGATGATGAAAGTTAAATTAATTTAAATATTTAATTAAATATTTAAATTCACTTTCAATCATTAGCTAAATGTTATTTTGTCTTTTCTTAAAAAATGATTTATCTCCATCTCTACCTCCTCTACCTCCTCCTCCTCTACCACCACCTCCTCCTCCTCCTCCATGAAAATCACGGCGATCATTTTGTCTATCATCACGTCTATCATTATTAAAGAATTTATCATTTCTCTTTCCTGGTTCTTTTAATCCTTCAAATCTGGATGTAGTATTAACTGTCTTATCAGAGCAATTATTGTTTTGATGTAAATCTTCTTCGGTTTTAGTGTTATTATAATATAATTTATTCTTTAATTCATTATACATATGATTTATTACAAACATTAATGTATTAATACACTTCATCATTTCATTTTGATGATTAGTTTTTTCTAAATCATTAGTAACTAAATAATCAATTAAACTATCACAATCAGCACTTACCATGTTATGTACATAGTGATCAGAATTACATTTTTTACTTTTCTTATCATAATTAAATTCACAATTGTCTTTATAATTACAAAATTTATAAGAACATCTATTAATGAGAAATTCTTCTTTAAATCTTTTAGAATGTGTGATTTTAGATAAATTTAATTTAGTCGCTAAGTAATCAGATACATTTTGTATCCATTTAAATAAACTAATAAAAAAAGGTTTATCCTCTTCACTTAATTTATTCTTTAATAAAAATCTATTTATATAAATAATAATTAATGCTTCCTTTTCTAATAAATCTAAATCTTTATGATCTTCAAACTTAGCAATTGTTATAATTTCTTTCATTTTATTATTAATTGCTTCATTTTCAACACTAAAATTAAATATATCAACAGATTTCTTTTCAATGTTAGTATTAATAATTTCATTTAACGATAATTTACAACTTGTTTTATATTTATTTTCTAATCCCACTAAATAAATGTTATTTTCATCAAATGATGTGACCCAATCAAAATTACTCATATCTTTTTTATTAATTTATTCTTATATATTTTTATCTGTTCTATATTTAATATAATGAACGAATTTCTTGTAGAACATTATAACAAATATAAAGATGAATTAGAAGGCATGACCTATATTCATAATGAAAATATAAATGTAGTTCAACCAGGTGGTCTAATTAAATTTATTAATTTAAATGGTGAATTAAAGGGTGGTGGGATTGTGCTAAATATTTATAATAAAGACAAATTAACTAAGATGACATTTTATATGAAAATACCTGGTAAAACATATAATTTATCATATTCAAGAAATTATATATTTTTTACAACACGTTCTAAAGATAAAATGAGAAAAGCTTTAACAAATATTCTTAAATCTCCAACATTATAAAAAATTGATTATTTAATAATATATTATTAAATATTTTAACAACAAACAAAAATGAACATATATTATCCAAAAATTAAAAACATTGAAAGGGCTGCTACTTTAATCAGATCACTTTTTCCATCAACACCTCTTAATTATCACCATGACTTATCTTTAAAATATTTAACAAATATCTTTCTAAAACGTGAAGATTTAACTCCTGTTAGATCATATAAAATTAGAGGAGCATTTAATAAAATGAATTCTCTTGAAAATAAAAATGGAATCGTAAGTTGTTCCGCCGGAAATCATGCGCAAGGTGTAGCATATAGTTGTAACAAATTAGAAATTCCTGGTGATATCTTTATGCCAAAAATAACAACAAAACAAAAGATTGACAAAGTAAAAAAGTTTGGTGGGAAATATGTAAATATCTTTTTAGAAGGTAATAACTTTGATGAATCTTTTGATATTTCAAAAAAGTATTCTTTAGAAAAATCTAAAGAATTTGTTCATCCATTTGATGATGAAAAAGTAATTGAAGGTCAGGGAACCGTCGGTTTAGAGATTGTAGAAGAATTAATGAAAGCAAATAGATCGCTTGATTATTTATTTCTTCCAATTGGCGGAGGTGGATTATCAGCAGGAGTTTCTGCTTATATTAGAGAATTATCACCATTAACAAAAATTATTGGAGTTGAACCATTAGGATCACCTTCAATGTATGAATCATTTAAACAAAATAAAGTCATTAAATTAGATAAAATTAATACTTTTGTAGATGGAGCAGCTGTTAAACGTGTAGGAGATTTAAATTATCCAATCTGTAAGAAGAATTTAGATGATATTATCCTTATTGATGAAGGACATGTGTGTTCAAAGATTATCGAAATGTATAATGAAGGGGGTCTTATTATTGAACCAGCTGGAGTACTTTCCTTATGTGCTTTAGATATAATGGCAGAAGAAATTAAAAATAAGAATGTTGTATCAATTATATCTGGTAGCAATTCAGATGTATTTAGAATGACTGAAATTATGGAAAGATCCCTAATCTATGAAGGATTAAAACATTATTTTAAGATAGAATTTCCTCAACGTGCTGGAGCATTAAAAGAATTTATTCTTACAGTTTTAGGTAAAAATGACGATATTATTTATTTTAGATATACAAAAATAATTAATAAAGAAACTGGCCCGGTTATCATCGGAATTCAAACCAAAACAAAAAGTGACATAGTTTTACTAATAAATAATATGGAAAAAGCAGGAATTACATATGAAAAATTAACAAATGTATCTGATCTTTAATCAGTTAATTAAAACTAAGTTAATAATTCCCAATTTTTTTATAATTTAAATATATATTAATATATAGTAATAATAATGACTACAAGATTAGCTAATGATGAATATAAAAGACCAAAACAAACATTACAGGAAAAATATACAAAAGAAGAAATAGATGAAAAATTAATCGGTTATACATTAATAGGTGATATAGATGAATTAAAAGCCCTTCCATTAGGAACTGAAATAAGATATTTTTCATTTGTAAAGGAAGGAAAAAAAGTTGTTAAAAAATTTAGATTAGGTGGGAGATTGCTTAATAAAGATAATGCTGATAAATATATTGTGTGTGCGGTAGGATTACCTCCCAATCAAAAAACATGGTCAATTCAAATTAAAGATGCGGAGATATATTATAAACAAAAAGTAGAAGATGTATTAGGAAAACAAGAAGAAGTAATAAATGAGACTAAAGAAAAGTATATAAAAGAAATAGATGAATTAAAACAAGCATTAAAAGCAGTCTTAAAAGAAAAGAAAGATCTTGTATTAAAGTATAATGATTTAGTAGAAAAATATACTAAATTAAAAACTAGTAATAAATAATTATATAATTATATAAATTAAGGTAATTCTAAACTTAAGTTTGTTTTTATGGTGTGTAATAAATTTAAAAATTTAACCATATTTTCTTTTGTTTCTATTAAATTTAATCTTGATTTAATAGATTTATCAGCATTTCCTAATAATAAAGCTTCAAATAATGTTTTATTTCCAACCATTGGATAATCAGGTATATATTTTTTTTTATTTAATATATATATTTCTTTTTCTAACATTTCAAAAACATTATCTATTTTTTCTTTATATTCATTTCCAGATACACTTACTTTTTTGAATAACTCTAATAAAATATCTCTATTATGAGCATCATCTATAAATATAAAAGCAATCGCAACAATTTCTCTTAAACTGTGGTGGAAATAATTTAACATCCAAATTAAACATGTGTAAACCATTAAAAATACATTTTCTTTTTTAACCTTATTAAATACGAATGTTGTCATTAATAATAAAATATCAATTGTATGGCCTGATAATCCAGCAGCAAAAACATCAACTGTTAAATTTTGAGAAGGAGCAGTAAAAATATTACTACCCACATTAAATTTTATTATATCGGCTTCAGAATATTTAGCTTTTTCAAGAAGTGTATATGGTTCTAATAAATCAACCATTGGTAAACAATCTTTATTTCCTTCAACTTTTCCAGTTTCATTTGGAGCATAAAATTCTTTTAGACACATTTCATCACGAGTTCTGTCTTTATCAATTGTAGTATGAGAATCTCTTAATCTTATTTCATCGTCAAAAAATCCACTTACTTTTTTAAATGATGGACTCTTTCCTAATATAAATTTAACAACCATATCTAATAGTGTCATACTAATTCTAATATTTAAATTTTTATCTAAATATTCGCGAATATTGCCTTCATTACCAGTTTTAAATACCTCAATTAATGGTTCAACATGTATAGCACCTGATAATACTCCTTTTGTTTTTTCATTGTATAAGGCAGTAAATTCATCTAATTTATTAGTCTTATGTAATTCACTCAAAAAATAATATACTGTTTCTAAACACATATTTTCAATATATTCAACAATACTTTTATTCTCCGCTACAGATTTTGCTAATCTTTCATTACAATATTTATATACTTTATATTCATAATTAGCTCTATTTCCAATTATACCACCTAATTGTTTTTTTAATTCTAAATACTTTTGTTTATACTTTAAATATTTTGATTCGAAATCCATATATATATATATACTATCACATAAAATAAATTGTTATAATTACTATTTCTTTTTGTTATAATAACACTTACGTAACTTTTCAATCAGTTTGTTTCTTGCCTCTCTTTCGCGCATAATCTTATCAATAGTCTGAATTCGTTGATATGATTCAGGATCTGGAAGAACCTGATATAATCTCTCAATAATTTCTGCTAAAGTTTCTTTAGTTGTCCTACAAGATGGACAGTAATGGATATCCGCAGGAATAGTAATTCCATAAGGTGTTGGATCAATCTCTCCATACTTGTCAAGATAAAAGAGGTTCTTGTTTTTCCTCCTATCTTCATGCCAACAACAGAAATCTGTTTTTGTGTTTTCACATAAAATTCCGCTAACACACTTTGATGGCCTCTGGCAAGAATGTGCCATAACACTAATATACTTAAAGAATTAAATTATTATATATTATAAATATATCAATTTTTTTATAAAATAAACATGATTAAACGGTTCTAATATTAAACAACAATACTTCTCTAATACTTGTTTGATTAGTTAAATACATAACTAATCTATCAATTCCTATCCCAAGACCTCCAGTAGGTGGTAATCCGTATTCCAAGGCCTTAACAAAGTCATCATCAGGTATCTGAGCTTCTTCATCACCTCCATTTTTATCTTTCATTTGTTTCATAAAATTATCACGTTGAATGAATGGACTATTCAATTCTGTGTAAGCATTGGCTAATTCCTTACAACATACAAACATTTCAAATCTTTCAGATAATAGAGGATCATTTCTATGAGGCTTTGCCAAGGGGCTCATGATAATCGGATGATGCATTAAAAATGTAGGTTGAACACAATCAACTTCTACATATTCTCCAATTAACTTATCTAAAATTCTGGCAGTTGTATAAGGTGGAGGAAACTTAATATCTTTCTTCTTACACAATTCAATCAATTCTAATCTTGTTTCTTCAGTGTCTAAATTAATAAAAGGATAACCAGTCTTTATTCTTAATGTTTCTAAAATATCTAGTCTTTTAAATGGCGGCGTAAAATCTAATTCTACATCATTTCCTTCATATTTATATACGACCTGAAACTTGCCGTGAATTGCTAAAACAATTTGAGAAATTAACTTTTCACAAAGAGACATCATATTATTATAATCAGCTGGAGACCAATAGACCTCAATTGAACTAAATTCAACGTTGTGGGTGGTATCCAGGCTTTCATTTCTAAATTGTTTGCCTATCTCAAAAACTTTATTAAATCCTCCAATAACTAATTGTTTTAGATATAACTCTGGAGCTATTCTCATAAACATATCTTGCTTTAAATCGTTCATAAATGTTTTGAAAGGCTTAGCATTAGCGCCACCATAAGAATTTCCCAAAATGGGAGTTTCAACTTCCATAAAACCTTCATCATCTAAGATATTTCGCATAGTTCTAATAATCTTTGATCTTGAAGTAAATATATTTCTTACAGAGGACGAAGTAATTAGATCAAGATATCTCTTGCTAAATCTGATTTCAGGATCAGCAACACCAAAATGTTCTTTAGGAATAATTTCTAAACAGGGGACTAATACTTGTCCACTTGTTGAAAATATAATTAGAGCTCCAGACTTATCAGTCTTACCAACAAAGCCAGTAAATCCAACAATGTCTCCCATAAAAATATTCTTATTATATTTGAAATCTTCGGAATCCTTATCAATAACAACTCCTTCAGCATTTAGATAATCACCTAAATTTGAGCACACTTGGACTTCATTTCCATCAACAAGAAGTGTATAAAAATATAATTTCTTACTTGCTTCTCTTTTTAATAGAACTCTTCCAACTAACTTAAAAGTAATATCCTTTAATTTTACACCATTTTCAATAGTATTATGCTTAATAAAATCATCGAACTTAAAATTTGTTTCATACGCGTGGGGATATGCAGCTAAGCCCAACTCCCTAACTTGATCAAATCTTGAGAGAGCCATTCTTTATTTCTTATATATAAAAATAAATAAGAAGTAATAATATATAAAATCAATTTTTCTAAATAAATCCCTTATTCTTTCCTATTATATTTGCTCTTGGACTATCCATATCTAATTGATATATCATTAAATTTGTTATAATTTTATCAATAAGTTCGGTAATTTCATTACTTTTATTAATTTTATATTGATAAGTATCTGATTCAAATCTAATAGAATTATCTCTATATTCAATTATAGTAGTGTCTATAATATTAATATAATTAGTATTCTTTTGAATATTGTAATAAAATTCTCTAAATATGTTAATGGAATCATTATTTACTACTAATTTAATGTTCATTGAATGAGCATTATTATTATCTATTATTTTTATTAGTAGTTGATTATTTTCAATTTTTGTATTATATATCATTCAAATATATTAACTTATATAATAAAAATTGATTATTATATAAATAATATTTAATAATTATATTTATTAAGGAAATCTATAAATATATGTCTTATGATATTAAAATTTGTATTGGTGGATCAGTAGATGCTGGTAAAAGTACAACTATTGGAGTTTTAACAAAAAATGTAGTGGATGATGGAAGAGGATATGCAAGAAGTTTAGTGTTAAAAAATAAACATGAATTAGAAACTGGTAGAACGAGTTGTTTATCATATAATTACATTAAGTATCCGGAAATGAATAAAATGATGACTTTAATAGATTTAGCTGGACATGAAAAATATTTAAAGACAACATTATCAGGAATATTAGGAAGTTTTATAGATTATGGAGTAGTTATTATTGGATCAAATATGGGTGTAACTCGTATTACTGAAGAACATCTAAGTATATTATTATATTTAAAGATTCCAATTATTATTATAATGACTAAGATTGATATGACACCAAAAGATGTATATAAAAATACATGTAATCAAATAAAGAAATTATTTAATGGAAAAATGTTTAAGAGGGAATTATCATTTATTGATTCAGATGCGAATTTAACTGATTATTTAGATAATATTAAAAAGAATGATTATCATAATATAATTCCAATTATTCCTGTGTCATGTAAAACTGGTGATAATATTAATAAATTACATGAAATATTTAAAATAATCCCAAAGAACGAGAAGATAGTTAGTAGTATTCAAATGAAAGATTTAATTATGTATATTGATGTAAAATATTTAATAAGTGGATTAGGTATTGTTGTAAGTGGATCATTATGGAATAAAAAGATAGAAGTGAATAATAATTATTATATTGGTCCTATATATTTCCCACAAAATTTCGAAAATGGATATGTGCCTGAATATAGAAAAAAGACATATTTTTACCAGATTCGTATAAGAAGTATTCATGATAATAATAGACAAATTATTGAATATACAGAACCAAATAATGTATGTAATGCTTGTATTAAATTTAATAATCCAAAAGAGGTTCTAACAATAAATCAAATTAAAAAAGGAATGATTATAACAGATAGAAATATGATTGATAACGTATATTTTAAATTTAGATCAATTATTAAGATCTTTAATACGACAACTACAAATTTAAGAGTAGGATATCAACCAGTTTTACATTGTAGAACAATTAGACAAACAGCAAAGATATTGGAAGTAAAAAAGAATGAAGATAAACAGAATGAATATGAATGTGTATTTCAATTTGCGAGAAATCCTGAAATATTAGAGCAAAATATACTATTCTTTTTTAGAGAAGGTAGCACAAGAGGAATAGGAAAGATTATAGAATTAATTGAATAACTGTGTTTATTTTATATATTATAATATATTGTAATATAAAAGATAAAAATGTCTGAAAATAATATGAGTATTTCAACACCCAAGAGCACAACAAAAATGAATGATTCAATTAGACTTATTTTAAAATATTGGTATTCTAAATGTAAGGTTTATTATAAATGTCATAAGGAATCAGCTGATTATTATGATAAAACTAATAAATATTTAGGTGTTCCTGCGGTAATTGTTGGAGTATTTAATACTACAACCATATTTACAAATTATACTGCTCAAAATAATGCGTTAACAATAATTAATGGAACTGCTTCATTTATATCAACAGTATTAACAGTAATGCAGAATTATTTTGAGTTAGGCAAAATGTCAAGTATACATAGTAAACTGGCAAATGGATATAATAAAATTACACATGTAATTGAAAAGATATTAATGTATGAAAGATTAACAAATAAAGATGAAATTGATTCTAAAATAATAGATAATATTTTAAATCAAATGGAATTATTAACTCAAGATTCGCCAGTAATCCCTGATTTTATATGGAATAAACATAAGAATGAATTAAAAAAAATGGTATCAATAATAGTTGATAAAAAAAGTATTGCGAGCGAATTTGTTGAATATTTAACTAAATCAAATGATAGTTCTAATAGTCGTGATGATGAAAAAGTTCATCCGATGCCAGATAAAGAAAATAAAGATGCTATTGAAATTGTATATGATAATTCCAAACAATAATTTAACCCAGTTAAATAATATACTTAATATGATCAAAATAAGAGATTAATCTCATTTTGCAACAATATTTTTTAATTTTATATTCATTAAACAATTTTTCTATTTCTTTTTCTGAATCTTTATCCTTAGCACTTCCACCCTTTTTTACTATGAATTCATTTGAAATTAACTTATTGTATCTTTCAGTAAATTCTACTTCAATATCTCCTAATAAGCGACCACATGTTGGACAAACAGGATATAACATAATATTATAATATATAATTTATATTTCTATATAAATATAATTTATATCAATTTTTTTTATATAAATTATTTATATGAGTACAACTGATACTTCAGATACAAATTCTTCTATAAGTAATATTGCTAAAAAAATTGCTAAAAAAATTCCTGATAAAATAGCATTAGAAATAATAAATTTAGATAATCAAAATAATTATTTAAATAATACAATTGAAAGATTTCAAGATGATAATGATGACGAACGTGAAGATGATGATGAAAACGAATCAGATGAAGATGATGAACGATCAGATGATGAAGCAGATTCGGATTCTGATCCGGGTTCTGATCCAGCATCAGATGATGTAGATTCCGATTCTGAGACTGGATCAACATTATCAAAAATGTCAACATCTAAAGCTAAAGCCGCCATTGATGGAGGAAAAGAAACCGCAAAAGTTGTTGCTAAAACTGTTGCTAAATCAGCTGGTAAAGCAGCAGGAAAATTGGCTGGTTCAGCTGCTGGAAAAACAGCAGTAAAAGTTATTGCTAAGGCAATAGCCAAAGCAACTGGCAAAGCAGCTGGAAAAGCAGCTGGCAAAGCAGCTGGCAAAGCAGCTGGCAAAGCAGCTGGAAAAGAAGCTGGAAAAGCAGCTGGCAAAGAAACAGCAAAAGCAGCAGGTAAGGCAGCCGGTAAAGCAGCCGGAAAAGCGGTCGCAAAAGCAGTTGCTAAAGATGTCGCAAAAACAGCTACACTATCAGTCGCAAAAGCAGCAGGAAAAGCAGCCGCAAAAACAGTAGCAAAAGCTGTCGCAAAAGCAGTCGCAAAAGCAGTTGCAAAATCTGAAGCCAAATCATCTGCTAAATCTGACGCAAAATCTTCTGCCAAATCATCTGCCAAATCTGACGCCAAATCTTCTGCCAAATCTGATGCTAAATATTCTGCCAAATCTGATGCTAAATCCGCAAAAGGAGCTAAAGAAGCAAAATCTGCTAAAGGGGCAAAAGAAGCAAAATCCGCAAAAGGAGCAAAAGATGCTAAAGAAGCAAAATCCGCAAAAGGAGCAAAAGAAGCAAAATCCGCAAAAGGAGCAAAAGAAGCAAAATCCGCAAAAGAAGCAAAAGATGCTAAAGGAGCTAAAGATGCTAAATCCGCCAAAGGAGCTAAAGATGCCAAAGGTGCTAAAGATGCTAAAGGTGCCAAAGATGCCAAAGATGCTAAATCCGCTAAAGATGCCAAAGGTGCTAAATCCGCTAAATCCGCTAAAGGTGCCAAAGGTGCTAAAGGTTCTAAAGATGCTAAAGGTGCCAAAGGTGCGAAAGGTTCTAAAGATGCGAAAGGATCTAAAGATTCAAAAAAAGAAAGTAGTGTATCAAAAAAACAAATTAAAGAGGTTGCTAATAAATTTGGAAAAACTGGAAAAGTTGGAATTGGTAGTGGAATTTCTGATGCTCCTATAGTGAAAGGATATCCAATAAATATAATGAATACTGATTTAAGAGAATTAATAACATTTATAATAAGAGCATATGTAGAAACATTAACAAGTTTAAATGAAATGTATTTAAAACAAAATTTAAATATAGGTAATATATTTAATCTTATAATGAAAGATAATAAAATTTTATTTATTGGATTAGGATTATTATTTATGTCTATATTAATGTACATAGTTAATAATTTTATAAAATTTAGTGGTGGAGGAGGTGGTGATGATTATAGTGGTCATAGTGGAAGCGGTTCTGGCGGAAAGATTTATATCAATAATCATTAAAAGCATTAATGTGATCAATATTTATATTTAATTTATTTATATATAAATTTAGGAGATCATTTAATTTATCAATAGAATTATTTAATTTAAGTCTTAAATCTGGACTATTATTAAAACTATAAATAAAAGAAGATAAATTATCTAAGATTTTAGCTTTGGTGTCAAATATAACGTCTTGCATTAATTTCTTTTTTTCTTCTCTAATAATTTGATAATCTTTATATAATGTTAAAAAGTCATTTATATTAATAATTAATTCATTATATACATCAGGATTATATTGTTTAAAATCGTTAATAAAATATAAGAAATTTATAATATCATCATGTTTATTTAATACAGAAGGCATTTCATTTTTAAATTTTTCATTTGTTTTTTGATGTAATATTATATTTGTTTCTTTAACATTAGTTTGATATTTATAATAAAAATATATCACAAATACTATTAAAGTTGTTATTAGTAATATATCAATTTTAATTATATAAAAAAACATATATATTCCTAATAATACCATTATCATATGACTAATATTTAAATTAAAAAATTTAATTATTTCATCCATTATATTATTAAAGATAAAAAAATTTGAAAATGTTTTATTCTATTATATATTAATAATAGTATAAAATCATGGATAGCCATAATACGTTAATCGCAGATGACTTACTTGAAAACATATATCAATCTTTATCAGAATTAGGGGATATTAAATTAATTATTACACAAATGTATAATTTTTTTAAAGAAAATAATTATTCTAATAATGAAATACGTCATAGTTTTGCTAATTTTTTTCATGAGCGCCTATTATATTTTCAGATGACTTATAATACTACATACAGAGGAATTGGATTGATTGTAGAAAAATTAATTTACGATAATGAAAATCCTAATCAATTACTTGCTGCTGATAATGAAATATCAACTGAGCCAATTCAAACTCCGGAAGTAGATACTTTTGAATTATCAAATGATTTAAATAATATTTTAGTTGAAAATGAAGATGAAGTCGGCGAATCAAGTCCCGAGGATGATACAGATAATATTGGAGCTAATATATCTACAGCAGAACAGAATGATCAAGAACTTACTACAGAAGAAGAAAATTTAGCAAACAATGTTCTACTAACTAATATATTTGGAAATTTATTTAGAAATATGGGATTGAATCAGAATTATTTACAGCCTGTTGTATATTTTCCACAAGAAGTTAATGATTTAATGAATACATATAATAACCAACTAGCACATCCAATATTAAATTTATTAAACATGCAATTTCAACCTATGGTAGAATTCCAACAATTAAATCAGCCAATGGTTGATGTAAAGAATATAATGAAACAAGAAGAATTAGATAAATTAAAGATAGAAAATTATATTGATTTAGATAAAGAAAAATACAAAAATTGTTCAATTTGTATGGATGATTATAATGAAACAGATAAGTTAAGAATGTTAAAATGTGAACACGGATTTCATGTTGAGTGTATAGATAAGTGGTTAACAGAATGTAATTATAAATGTCCAGTTTGTCGTGATGATAGTAATGAGCATCATGCGGAAGTTTAACCTTTATCTTTAACAGTGAGCTAACTTTAAAAAATTGACATGTCATCATTTTTATTCCCAGCAATTTTTTATTTATTTTTCAATAAGAAAAATAAGAAAAATAAATAAAAAATTGATTATAATTTTATTTATATAGAAGAATGATAATATGTATATTAAGATGAGTTATATTAATGGAATATTTAATAAAATGATTGACGACAGAATAAATTTGATTAAGAAAGAACATCCTGAACTAAAAGATGTTCAAATACACGATGAATCACTAAAGAAAGTATTTATTAAAGAAATAAAAAAGACAAAAATGGATAATTTAGTTGAAAACATGTTTAAACGTCCATGGGCTAAATTACCATATTTTCACAGAGAAATGAAAGTAATTGAATTTTGTCGTAATAATAAATTAGATGAGAAAGAGTTTAAGAGATTATTGTATGAAAAGAAATTAACAGCAAAAAATATTGATTATGATGAAAAAAATGGTCAGATCATTAAGTTCTTGGGAAAAACTCTTTCTTAATTTATAATTATAAGGTTTAAAATGAATAATAAATATAATATATATTGTATATTATATTTATGGAACACATTAATAAAAAAAATTTAGATGATAATATTTATATTATAATTGGTATACTAATCGTAATTCTTGTTGGTATGTATTTAATGGGTTTTTTTAAAACAGAATTAAGTAGTTATTATCCATTTAAAGGATTGATTGAAAATCAAGTTGCGAAAGAAGAATTTAAAATGTTAAAAGAAAATTATAATTATTATGGTAAGAAATTTATAGAATTATATAAAGAAAAAACAAAAGATATTAAAGAAGATTTTATTGAAGGTAGTGTATTATATCCAACATATAAATCTATTGTAGATGAATTATGGGAAGAACTATCAAAAAGACCTGAAGAAGAAAGAATAGCTACTCTAAACATGTTTGTAAATTTAAGTAATACAGTAAATGATTTAGATAAGAAAAAATTAAAAGAAACAATTAGGTATTTTTACTTTGGTCCCTTACCTGAATTTTTAAATGAAAATAAATAAAGTTAAAGCCGATCTTCCCAGCAATTTTTTTGTAGCAGCGCCGAAGAGGCGCTGTTCCAAAAAAATTGATTCTAAATTTCTTTATATATAAATACATATTTATATATAAAATAATGAATTACGTAGAAGATTTAAGATCAATAATAGAAGTTTATTTAGAAGATAATGATATAGACTATTTAGCCCAAGATGACCTAATAGACTTAATTGACTATTCTAAAACAAGCTTAGAAACATATTATGACATAACTATTCACAAAAAAGATATTGAAAAAAAAATAAAAAATTTAATGCTTACAGTTTACCTATTAAAAGAAAAAGAACCTGAAAGACCTGTCTTTATTTCAACTGAAGCATTTGACAAATTAGAAGCTCACTATGATTATTTAATGAACTTACCACAACCAGAACAAAAGAGTAAGGCATGGTTTGACATGCGTAATAACATGATTACAGCATCAAGTGCTGCTGCTGCGATGGGAGAGAGTAAATATGATTCATTGGATCATTTTATATATGAGAAAGTATTTGGTAAAGAATTTAGTGAAAACAAATTTGTTCATCATGGAAAGAAATATGAACAAATTGTCACAATGTTTTATCAACACGTATATGATGTCAAAGTAGGAGAATTCGGATTATTAAGACACCCAAATATTGATTTTATTGGAGCAAGTCCAGATGGAATCTGTAGTGCTTACAGATTGGATGGCACTCGTGGATCACCACTACTCGGAACTATGGTTGAAATCAAGTGTCCATTTATAAGAGAAATAAAAACAGGTGGAGACGTTATAGATGGAATCTGTCCATATTATTACTGGGTTCAAGTTCAATTACAATTACAATGTTGCGATCTTCAAAGATGTGATTTTATCCAATGTAATATAAAAGAGTATGATACTCAAGAAGATTTTATGAATGATGACTATGTGGCAGTTCATACAGAAAATCAAAATGAAAGATTAGAAATTAATAATACATTTGGAAGAAATGCTGTAATTCAATTATTGCCATTAAAATTTGTTCAAAAAGTTCAATTTGAAAAGAAAGAATGGTATAGCAAATATTTATATCCACCATCATTAGATATGACAAAAGAAGAAATCTTAGAATGGATAGAAGAAGAGAGACAAAAATTTGATACAACACAATATGCGAAAGATTATAAATTTGACAAACCTTGTTTTTTCAGAATTGTATCATCACATAATATATCTATCATGAGAGATGATAAGTGGTTTGAAGAATGTGTTCCAAAATTAAAAGTAACATGGGATAGAATTAAATTTTATAGAGAGAATAAGGAAGAAGCATTAAAATTTAAGAAGATAATAGATGATAGAAAGAAACCTAAACCAGAATTTGTTCCATTTAATCCAAACGCAAAAAAGAATGATGGATTTATAGATTCAGATGAAAAACCATCAGATACACCAAAGCCTCAAGTTAAAATGATTCAACCAATTAAAACAGCACCTAAAAAAGAAACAGTTGTAAATAGTGGATTTTTAGATTCAGACGAATAATCGTAAATTAGTTAACTAGTTCACGATTGATAAATTAACGATATACCACAGGTGCTGCCAAAGCAACCTGCGTAGGTACTACATAATCAAATGTAATTTTATTTATTTGTTCTTGAGATACATCTTCATCATTAAAAATTAAATTAAAATGAGATTGCCATTTATAAGGATCAATTTCTTGATATCTTGTCATGACAATATGAAGTAATTGTTCTTTATTAGGAGTCATAAAATTAAATCTTTTTAAAATTGCGATAATTTCCGAAACCTCTTTTTTAATATATGCCATAATTTGATCTGGTGATGAATTATCTGAATATTCGTGAGTTCTAAATAAATTATCTCCCATATTTAATAACCTACGTCTATAATTTACGTGATTATCATTTATAATTTTTTTTAATTTTGTTATAAAATGTTTTTTAACAATATCATCAATTTCTTTATTAGTCCCAGCGACTCCCAATAAATCTGTTTCACTAAATAAAGCTATATTTATAAAATTTCCTTCTTTATTATAAAAAGGTGTGTATTTCGTAAGATCAGTCATACAATGACAATCTTCACCATAAGTAACATCATACAAAATTCTCTTTTTAAATTTATCAGGATTAGATGACATACTAAATAGTTTGCTACGAATATCTTTAAGATCATAACCTGTGTATTCTTGAACAATTAATTTTGTATTTGAAGCAATAATATTTTCATTTAATTTGTGAAGAAACCAATTATCATCTTCGCTACGATGATAATTTTGATGATAAAAATATCTATCAAAAATTAAGACTTCAATCCGATGATCTCCAGATTGCCACATATGATAACCTTCGGAATTATTATAAGTAAGATTTAACTTTGTCTGAAAATAATCTTTAAGAAAATCTATTTTCTTTTCATAAGCAGGATCAAAATGGATTATACGCCAAGGTTCGGTATTCCTTTCAAATTCTTTTAACAGAAAGACCGGAATAATTTGATCCCATTTTATTTCTTTAGTAATTAATTCATTATTATGAGGAGCAGATCCAATTCCAAAATAAGTGTTTCTTGGATTGACTCTAATAAAGTTCTCTAATTCATTTAGGACAAACTCATTTGGTAAGCGGTTCTCGTCGTTAGCCATGGTCGCTGATTTATACTTTAAAAGGCTATAATTCTATAGCAATATATATTCAATTTTATTAGTAGGCAAATTGGCTAAAAACCAATTCACTGAATAATTTTTATTAAACAATTTTTTATCTTTATAATTATAATGGACAATATAATAAATACTGAATTAAAATTAGTTATAAATAAAATATTTATGAATGATGGAAACGATTACATGAATATTAATGTTAAGTCACTTATCATGATTTTATATTCTATGATATTAAATGATCTTGCCGTATCAGATATTAATAAAATAAAAAACATTATTAATATTCAATTATTACAAGATAATATCTCACAAAATAAAATATGTAAACAATTATTTATTCAGTATCAATTATCAATACCCCCAGATATTACTTATATTTCATGTGGATCTGCTCCAATAAGGTATAATGAATTTTTTCCGGAACATTTAGTTATTAAAGCTGAAATGGGATTAACAATTAAAGCAATTAATTTTGATCCAATGATGAATAATACATATTTTAAACCTCATAAAAAAGCTATTGATTACCTTAAACTTAATTTTCCTGACAAAGAATTTAAAAATATATTAACAGATTCTATTGATTTTTTTTATACAGAAGATAGACAAATTGAAATATATAATATAATTAATAGTTTCCATTCTGTTAATAATTGGTTTATTACCGAAATATATAAATTATCTTATGCTAATAAAAAAGATTTTATAGTTTATTTAGAATCTGAATGTGCAAGAAATGAGTTATTTCATGATTTAATTACTGAATTTTATGATTTAAAATCAGATAATATAAATCATACTATAATAAAATTAAATCCTCGTGGAAAAAGACTAACACAAGATAAAATAGATATTATAGAAATGAATTTAGAGGATGGAGTTCCTAAATTATATGTTTATGATTATTCTAATTCTACAGATAGTAGTAATTTATATCCTGAATTTATTTCTACAATTTATTTTCCTCATAAAGAAGCCAAAGAATTTTATAAAGAATTAAGAAAAAATAAATAAAATAGTATTTATCCCTGAGTCGGATGAAGATTTAACAAAGGCTTTGATAAGTCATCTTCAAAAACACCGAATTTAAATTGTAGATTAACTTGTAATTTAATATAATAAGGATTTCTAATGTAAGAGCAACGACAAGAATAATCAACAGTATCCGAACAATTACAATCATCTAAATTAGCATTTTTATCTAAATTATTAACATTGTAAACATTTCCTTGTCTATCAGTTATTTTAACAGTATATTTGTTAGCATTTTGAAGCATTGAATCTTTATACCATAAAAATGCTGGATGAACTTTAGTAAGAAGAGTATAATTATTAACACCTTCGATTGTAACAATAAAAGTTATTTTATCTTGATGACATGTTGTATAAGTTTGTGAAGTAATTTCTGGAATGTGTACATAAAACATTCTATCATTAAAAATTCTTTTTGTAGTATTAATGTAATATTTATTATAAGTATTACCTTGGTCCATTTCAAAAACATAAGTTGTATCATTATTTAAGATATAATTTATAGTCCAATTTGTTCCACTAACTAATATAGAACAAATTGTTATGACTGTGCTTCCAGCAGTTAAAACAAGAGTAAAAGAGTTGTTATTTTTAAGAGTGCTATAATTTGAATTTAAATAAGTATTAATTGTTGTGTAGTCTGTTCCTAATGCTAATCCTAATTTAGTGATAGAATACTTGTCTGGCATAGTAATACTTTCTAATTTGAGATATTTAATATCTTTAAATTTTTTTTGAATAACTGGTTGATTCGAGTATCTATCACCATTAAAAGTAATATTAAATTGAAATGGATTTGGAAAAGCATTAATATTTCTATCCATACTATCAACGTTTATACCGTATTGAGTTAATCTTTCAATAAATTCTTTTATGGTTCTACCATTTGAGTGAATATAAAGAGCATACATGCCCCAACTATTATTAATTTCTCCTTTAAAATCAAATAAGTCTCTAATTTCTTGTAAAAAACGTCTATAACGTTTATCAGTCCAAGTTATACGTGTACCAACATCAGCAACTTGATTTATATAAAACTCCATATTTATAATAAGTTATAATATAAAAAATTATTTAGATAAATGTATTATGAAAGAACAATTTATCAATAGTAAGATAACTGGAATAATATATAAGAATTTAATATCAAAATTAAGTTTAGATTTAAGTACTGATGAAAAAACTAAACTAACAAGAAAAATATTAAAGGTAATGAGTGATGTATACAGTAATGTAGATGTTTCAAGAGTAAATGCCAATAATTTAAAGAATATATTAAGACAATATGTAAATAGTTGTTATCAAATTATATATAATGAATTAAATAAAGATAATAAATCAGTTGTTAGAGAATCATTTAATCCTAACAGTCGGATGGATAGAGATAAACAACTTAATGGTAATACCTTAAATCGCTTAGATCCAAGATCAAAAAATCCAAAAATGGAATATAATAAAGATGATAAATATGCCAGTTTCGATACAAGTTTTAACATGAATCCTCGTCAGCAAAATACAGCTGGATTTCAAGGAAGATATGATAGACCATCTGATTCTGTTAATAAAAAGAGTGAATTTTCAGGAACACTTGATTCAAGATATCAACAACTTCAAGAAGAATATAAACAATCATTTAATCATGGTAGACCATCTACCCCTCCTGAATTAAAAGGAGATGGTGGAGCAAATTTAAATAGAATGGCGAGAGAAAATTTAAAGAATAAACAAGAATCTCAATCAAGTAAATTTCAGAATAATTCACTTGGCAATTCACAAAATAATACAAGTATGTCATCAAGAAATGCTCCAAATCAAAATAGTAATATGCCAAAAGACACATTTAATTTTGGAACTGTTACAGATGTAGATAATAACTATGATACAATTGATGGGAGTAAAATTGATTTTGAGGGAAATATGAATGAAAGTTTATGGAATACTGGTATTAATCCTGAAAAATTTAATATTGATGAAAGTGTTCCCTTAGAAAAGAAATTAGCTCAATATCAAAGAGATAGAGAAATATTAGAAAATGATACAAATAATGATGATCAAAATACTAAAAAGCAAGTTAGATTTGATCAATCTCCTGCTCCTCAACAATCATCACAACAAAGACAACAACAAGAACAACAAAGACAACAACAAGAACAACAAGAACAACAAAGACAACAGCAACAAAGACAACAAGAACAAATGAGACAACAACAATTACGTAATCAACAATTACGTCAACAACAATATGAACAAGAACAATATGAACAAGAACAATATGAGCAACAACAACGTCAACAACAACAACGCCAACCAACTCAACAACAACGCCAACCACAACAACGTCAACCATCTCAGCAACCATCTCATCAAATTCCATTAAAACAACAGCAACAACAATTACAGCAACAGGTTCAAAAGCTTTCAAATAAGAGACATGAATTAATGGAACAAGATAATGTCACTCCAGATATGGAATCAAAGATAGATGAATATGAAAATATGATTGGTTTATTATTAGAGAAAATAAAAGATTTACAAAAACAACAAATACGATTTATTGGACAAGAAGAACCAACAGAAGATGAAGTAAGTACTAAATTAAGATTATTAGATGATAAAAAATCAGAAATAATGACTCATGTATCTAAACTTCAACAGATGACATTAAATTTAGAAAAAAAGGAAAATACAATAAAAGAGAAAGAAAGAGAGATTGAGAATAAGATGAAAAAATATATTAATAAGGAAAAACAAATAATAATAAAATCAACTAATGGAAGAATGACATATAGTATAAATGATACATTAAAAAATGTATCTGAAATTCAATTAGTTGGATATAATATACCAACAGATGATAATAATATAAATAATAATAATAATAAATTATATTTTACAATTTTATCTGATAATAAGGTAGACTCTAACAGTGATTCAGAAAGTATTGTATCAAGTGATGATATAGAATATATAGAAGAAGTAACAATTGGTTCAAATACAGTTCAGGTATTAACAGTTCCTGAGAATAATTATGATATATATGGATTATTAGATATGTTAAATAAGATAGGAAGAAAAAATAATTTAAATTTCAGTTTAATTAAAGGTAAGATTATAATAAAGACTGATCGTAATAATAAATTAAAGTTATATATGGATGAAGAACATAAGAGTAATCTATTACCATTGTTGGGATTTGTAAGAATTATTGGAGATAAATATAAGCATATTTCTGAGAAAAAATATAATATTAAGAATGATAATTTAGTTAAGTTATATTTGAAAAACGTGTCAAGTGAGCCATTTGCTGAATTTTTAGTAGGTAGTGGCAAGATTCATAAATTTGCAAAAAGTGTAAATATTTCAAATTTAAATAAATTAGATATTGAAATAAAGCTAAATGAAAATAATTTTGTTTCATCTGAACCATATATATTAGAATTTAATATCATCATGAATAATAATCAATCAAATTCTGATGAAGGATCATCCCGTCTAAACGATAAACAAGAAAGTACTGACGACGATGATGAAGATACCGAAATACATTCAGATGATTTATTATCAAAAGTATCAAATATGATGAATATTTAATGTAATTTTTATTAAGATTTTATTTTAATAAAAATTTAATGTCCGGATAGAATATAATGAGTTTAGTATTAGAAAAGTCTGTTCAAAAAACATACAAAGAAGTTCTTTTAACACCATCTACGACACCCAATACAACTCCCTATAATTCTCCTGCTAAAAATATATTTTTATTGGGATCAAAAGATGGTTATCCAATGGGTATAATAGATAAAAGATTAAAATGGTATTTAAATAGATTAGAAACACCTGAGAATGGATATTCTTTAATTGAAGGATTTATTGAAGAGCGTTCAAGAATGTGTTCATCTGATACTTGTTTAAAAATGATAGATTTTTTTGAATGGAATTCATATTATACGGTATATGTTGAAAGATATAAAAATATACTTGATGAGCAGAAAATAAAGATATATAACGATTTTAATAAATATGAAAAATGTATATATTGTGATGATTGTAAACATAAAATAGAAGAAGAATTTATAGAAACAAGAAAAAAATTTAAATTAGATTTATTTAAGCTTTAATATGATAGGATCATTTGTTTCAGTATGTTCTGAATATCCAAAGGGTCCTATATTTTGTTGAATAATTTTATATGTTATGTAATCATATATGTGATCTATCGTGCTAAGTATATTAGATATACGTGATCTTTCTATTTGAAACCAAGTATTACATTTATTATCTTTAGGACAAGTATTATTTACATGAGAACAACTTGTTCCTAATAATATGTCATACATGTTAGTCATTTCATTATTTAAACTAAAAATAATACCATTACCTAATCTATATTGAAGAGAACAAGAAGCATGAGAACTTTGATTAAATATTGTTTCTACACCTTGAAGATTTGCTAAAATTGGTTGTAAGAATTCATTTTTCTTTCTAAGGATTCTTTTGTGATCTAAAATCCATTTTTTATAAAAAAATCCATGATCTTTAATTATTATATAAGCTCCCTTTAACATTTTTTTAAAGATTAAATAATCAAAATTTGTTTTATGTAATAAATCTAATATGATGATTTTATATGTTTCATCTAATGTTTTATTATGACGTATTAAATATTTTAGAATTCTTTTATAAGAATCACTTTCCATATAATGAATAATAAAATAATTATTTTATTATTTATTCGCAATTAATTATTTATTTACATACATACACCAGAATTATTAATTACTTTTTTTATTACTAATCCACCTTTAGACTTTGATTCTCTAATTGTAAAGTTTTCTTGATTTGTAATATCTTGATTATTAAAATTAAATTCTCTACATGTATTTACAAGGTCATCTGGAACTGCTTGGCTTATAATTTTATCAAAACTTGTTCCATGTAAGAGTCTCAATATAAAACTAATTGAGTATACGCCACATTCTGAATATTTATATTGACTTCTAATATCACTATATCTTATATCATATACTTTTTCGATTTCATTTTTATTTTTATTATCTTTAGTTAGATATTCTTTTTCTGGAATATTTAATTTTTTATTTTTATCTTTTTCATACTTCCATTCAGCAACTAATTTAAAGAATTCTCTTAATCTTGTTTCAGGTCTTGTTCCATAAGAATCATAAAAATACATATTACCATTTTCTAAATTTGCGAATATAGCGACCCAGTGAGAACCTCCCTTCCAGTGTTCATCCATATTAGGAACAATTGCTATTCTTTTAATGGGATATTTTTTTTCTACAATTTCTTTAACTTTATTATATATATCATTTACAAAATCTTTAAATTTTCCTTTAATAAATTTAATTAATTCTTCGTCATATTTTGGAGATTTAAATTGATCATTAAATTGTTCAAGTATTGTTTTAAATTTATCTAAGTCTTTAATTGCTACCATAAAAATATCAAATTCGCGACTATTTGATAATTTTTTAAGATATTTCTTATTTTTTTCAATAAAATTAGTTTTATCTGTTGCTTCAATAAAAGTACTAATAGCATTAATTAATAAAAAGTTATTTAAATAAAATTGTTGAAGACTATATTCCTTCATTCTTTCATTCTTTAATTTAGCGCCATTAACCATTATATCAGCAAAATCTATTTTAGCAAGACCATTATAATTAATAGAATGCCAATCTATAGGAACAGCTCCATAAAAAAAATAATCTGGAAACTTTCTTTCCATTTGAAACATAACATTGTCAATATTTTCAGTTGATAACCAATCAATTCTCCCATCTGTTCCATCCGGTTTAAATACTTCCTCTAAATCTAAATTTTCATAACCTTTCATAAACTTATGTTTTATCCAACATAAATGATTTCCTTTACAGTCTTTTAATCTATTATCCAATTCATCTAATAAAAAGCTTTTATTATTTACAAGTTTAATGGGTAATCCTGTCATTTTTTTCTTTTCAACTGCCTTATTGTATACATATGCTAAAAATTTTAATTGCTCTGTGGTCATACAAGAACCATCCGTATAATCAACGTCTGGAGCACATCTTAAATTATGATTTAGTTTTCCTCCTATTAAATTTTTTGACATAATTTAATAAATATAAAAATTTTAGATAAATTCAAATTATAAATTAAATTTATAATTTAAATTTATATTATAAATATAATGAAATCAAACTTACGAAATAATCTTGATTCAATAAAAAATGACGTATCAAATTTATTTAAAAAAATTGGAGATCCAAATGATAAAATTTTACAGCGTACAATTAATCCAGATATTCAATTAAATGGATATATGGATAGATTTGGTTTATATCAAAATAATACACAAAATACAAGTCATACTTCTTTAAAAGTAGGTAGAGATAATGATCTAATACAAAAACAAAAAGAATATTTAGATGATTTTAATCAGGATGCTCTCTTAGGATCTCAATCTTTATATCCTAATAGTGGTATAAAAGAATATGGGCAATTAAGAAATGCTGTAATTGAAAATCAAAATAATGGAGAACCATTTTTAAATGCGAGTTTAAGAAGTAATTTATATCAAGCTAATCAATTAATACATCCTAATCAAAAATCATCATCTAAAAAAGTAGAAAAATTTAAAACAACTGATACAGAAGAATCTAAGAATAAGGATCCAAGAGATCAAAGATTTAATTTATATCCAAATAGTGAGATAATTGAATTTGCTTCTGAAAGAACAAAACAAGTAGAAAATCCAACTAAACAACCAAATCAACCATTTGAAAATTCATCTCAAAGAAAATCAAGTCTTAAAAAACAAACAGGAGACGTATTTACTCACAATACTGACAGAGATCGTGTTCCAATAAATCCTTCAAGTAATTATCGTTCATCCGACTATGTATCAACACCATTTAATCAATTAGATGAAGAAGTAACATATGAAAAAAATAAACAAACAGTTAATAATGCTAAAATTAGTTTTCCCACAGGTGATGTATTTACTCATAATGCCCACAGAGATCGTGTTCCAATAGATCCTAAAGATTTATATCGCTCTGCGGATTATGTATCAACTGAATATAATCAATTAGATTTAGATGTTGATAATGTTCCAGCAAAGGCTCTTATTCATTCAACTACTAATATGATGTTAAATAGAGAATTTAACATTGTTAATGATAATCAAACATCTAAAGCAGAAAAAGATGAAACAACTATGATTCACACTCCTTATACACCATTAGATAAATTTGATAAACCTGATATTATATTTAAAAATGTAAATGAAAAGAAGACACAAGTTGATGTATTAAATGAATATATTATAAATATAGATAGTTCTGATAGAAATATCACATATTATCCAAATCAATTTAAATTAAGAGTATTATTTAATGCCAGTTCGGATACATCAGCAGATTTAAAAATATTAAGAAGTTTTGAAAATATTAAATATCTTAGATTAGAAACAGCAACTTTACCAAGATACTATTCTCTTAAATTTTTAGATGTATCAACTACATCTGCTATAACAGATGCTAATGAAAAAACTATTGTAGATGCGATTCGTTCACGTATTCATGTTACTAAGGATGCTACTTCAGCAGCATTTATGGCTTATATAGTTGGATACACGCCACCAACAAATTATCAAGTTCAATATGTAGCTTATACATATACATCAAATACAAATATTAATGCTAAAATATCAATAATAAATCCATCTAATGTATCAATTGCTTATGAATTACAATATGTTGGAGCAAACGATTCTACCTTTACAACAAGTAGATATATTGTAGATACAACTAAGGATTTATCAAAAGATAGATATTTAATGATTAATTTAGATGAAATTACAGATAATACTCAAAATTCAACTTCAGGAAAAAATCAATATAATTATTTATATCCCGATTATATTACAGACAATTATTTTTATGGTGATAATCACTTTGTTGACAAGATATTTAAGAATGCTAAATTAGGTATGATTCAAAATTTGACAATTACAATGAGTGATAGTTTTGGAAATTTAATTCAAGGAGGAAAGTATATTGATAAAGTTGATTCAACAACAAATACTACTTCAACAACAGATACCATCACATCAACTACTGTATATAATGATAGTTTAACATATATAAGACATCCATATTATAGAAATTTTCAATTAACATTAATGTTTAAAGTAGGATGTTATGAAACTGAAATTGATAAAAAAATCTTCTATTAAAGTTAACATTTTTTATAAAATTATTTATTATAACAAATTTATAGATATAAATTTGCTTTAATAAAAAAAACTGTATTCTTGTGCAGTCTGCGTTACTGTGCTGCTCACTCGGCGGGGCGGGGGTCCATCATCTCGTCGACGCTTGCTCCGCCGCTTGCGCCGCCGCTTGCGCTCGCCCCGCCGCTTGCGCTCGCCCCGCCGCTCGCGCTTGCACCTCCGCTACAGCTTGCGCTTGCGCCGGGAGCATGGTGCGGGCAGGTGCGAATGTGGTCAACAACCTGCTCAAGCTTCTCAAGCGACCAACTCATGAGGGACTCGTCCAGAATCTTGGAGCCCCCTAAGCCTGCGCAGATGGAGATGTACTTCACTAAGTACAAGCACTTTTGGGAGTCGCCCATGTTCTCCTCGCGTCCCATCAGGTCTGTGCAAACCTTCACGGACAGCTGGAAGAACGGAACAACAACACCGTCGATTGTGGGGGCGTTCATTTCTGAAGGAGTGGGTGGGCGTGAATAACTTATTTTCATTTGGGTTTATGTATATAAATTTTTTTCAATTTTTTTTATTCGTGGCAACAGGGATTATTTTTATTAGAGCAAGATTCAGATAGAATTATTTTAAATAAAATAATTTTATTTGAATCTCACTTTCTTGAACTGAACTCCGCCTAAGTTCAAACCTCACCCGAGGACCTTCTTGGCGCGCCCCGCCCCGTGGTTGATGTCGTACCCCTTTGTGGAAATGCCGGTCGGTGTCATGTTCACCTTGATGCACTGGGACTGGAAGTAGTCCACGTACACCGACTGGCCGCTGTCAAGGGGCGCAAGCAACTCCATTGCCGTCTCCTTGTCAAACGGGGGCTTCATCATTGCCATCATGCGCATCACCGGGCTGTGGTCCCACTCCTTCGTTGCGTAGGTTGCGCCGTTGTACAGCTTTTCCAGCGCGTCCACCGCCTTGTTGGAGGTCAGGTTGGAGAAGGGGGCGAAGTCGGGCTCGCCGCCGCCGCTTGCGCTTGGCCCGCCGCTTGCGCTTGCGCCGCCGCCGCTTGCGCTTGGCCCGCCGCTTGCGCTTGCGCCGCCGCCGCTTGCGCTTGCGCCGCCGCCGCTTGCGCTTGGCCCGCCGCTTGCGCTTGCGCCGCCTCCGCTTGCGCTTGGCCCGCCGCTTGCGCTTGCGCCGCCTCCGCTTGCGCTTGGCCCGCCGCTTGCGCTTGCGCCGCCTCCGCTTGCGCTTGAGCCGCCGAGGAGCCTTAGCAGGCTGATTGGGTCGTGCGAATGAATTTCGTCAGCAATCTCCTCAGCGCGCTTCTTCTTGATAGCGGCAGCGAGATTAGTGATGAAGTAGAGGTCGTCGTTGCGTTCGGAGACACTGGCGCTGGGCAGGTGATTGGGGGCTTGCTCGGACATGGTGGGCGGCGATTATATCTTTAAATAAATGGGCTCATAAGGTAATATTTTTTTCAATTTTTTACTCTTGCCACCAAGGATTGATCTTTAGGTGAATTTCTTTTTGCCAATACCAAAAAGTAGCTAAAGCACGATCTCCCCGTGCTTCTGCCGTAATACCCTCTCTTGCTAAGCGCATGTGTTCAGTAAGCCAGTCTTTCATAAACTTGTTGTTTTCCTCAAACTTTTCTGAACTAAGAAAATTTTCCCAACGAGAGCACTGTGCTTCAATTAACAATAATTCCTGCCTCCAGTATGGATCAGCCGGGTTTTCTGGCATGAAGGAAGATGTAGACAGTCCAAGTGAGTTTTGGTTGGACGCCATGGTTGTCGTAGTATATTTATTTAAGTGGAACTTGTATTTTTTATTTTTTTCAATTTTTTGGATGCTTCAAAAAATTGGTGGGCAGCCAAGGCAACAGCTCAATTTTTTTATAAACAAATTTATAGATATAAATTTGTTTTTGAAAAAAGTCCCCCTACTGAAAAAGTCTCCCACTCCGTCTTTCCCGCACACGTCGGCTATTGCTTCTTACTGCCTGCACACGTCTGCTTGTGCTGCTTCCAATCCGCCTTTTGACACTCTTTCGAGCAGTAAATAGCGGCCTTGCAGCCCGAGCAGCCTTGCTTGGTTGGTTTCCCGCACTTGTCGCAGCAAGATTCGCCGATAGCAGCTACTAATGCGGCCTCTTCTGGTGTACGGCTTGCTCTTGCTCCGCCGCTTGCGCCACCGCTTACGCTTGCGCCACCGCTTACGCTTGCTCTTGCGCAGTCGCACTCTCCATTCGCGTGTATGCGGCTACGCGCCTCGGCGGCTTGCCGCAGCAAGGTTACCGACATGTTGGGATCCGTGATCAAGGAGAAAACGAGTCGCAGCAGCTCACACAATTCGCCGTTTTCCAAGGGGATGCGGTGAAGAATGGCATCCAGACCCAGGCTCAGAAAGCGGCGAATCACCGGAATGGAAGGCACCATTCCGAGCAGCAAAAGAGGCGTGTTACACTTCTCCGACATCCATCTCTGAAGTATTGGCCCGTCGCCATTGCGGAACAGCACCCCCCATATGGTCTCTACTATCTCGTCACATTTTGGCCAGTTCCTCTCCTCGCAGAGGATGGTTAGGCTAGAAACGAGTAACACGAGTAAAGCGTCCATGGAGCGTGAGGTGCGCAAGAATGTCAATGACTAATGAAATCCAATATTAATTAAATTTTCAATTTTTTTAATTGGTAATTATATATTAAAAAATTAGTGAGCAAAGCGTAAGATTAATTTTTTAATAAGCAAATTTATAAATATAAATTTGTATTTGAAAAATCTCTCTTAGGTAGATACTGTGCAGTAAGTACTACAGGCGATACTACTCTTTTTCACTGGGCGGGTTTCTCGTTGGTAACCGTAGTTGGCTCGTTCTCATCGTCGCCGCCTCCGCTTGCGCTTGCGCCGCCGCCTCCGCCTGCGCTTGCGCCGCCGCCGCCTCCGCCTGCGCTTGCGCCGCCGCTTGCGCTTGCGCCGCCGCTTGCCGCTTCTTCAGTCTCCAGTTTTTCTTGAAGGTTCTCCGCATCCGTAAGCCGCTTCTTGGCCTTCACGAGGAGTTTGGCAATCATCTCATTCCCGCTGGAACTTTGCGCGTCCTCCAGGATATTTACAACCCTTGCCCAGGCTGCAACATGCGTAAAGGCCTCGCGCGAGTTTGCGGGGAGACGTGCTGTCTTTATCGCAGTATCCTCCAAGAATATGAGCGCTCGCTCTATCTTGTAAGCGGACATTGGATCCTAAATCAGGAGGTGTTTATCCATACTAAAAAAAACACAATAATTAAATATTTTTCAATTTTTTTAATTTTTAATTGGTAATTAGAAATTAAAAAAATTGGTGTGAGCAAAGCAAGAGCTCAATTTTTAAATAAATTTATAAATATAAATTTATTTAATTGTTCTTATTCTTGCTGCTGTCGCTCAAAAGTGGCTTAATGCCCTCCCTGTTGAGGAGACTACGCGCTTGGCAGCTTCTTCGCTCGCAATAGCAAAGATGTCTGCCAAGCGCTGGGCTTCCCTCAGGCGGGCGCGAGCAACAATTGCGTCAGCAGTCACCTTGTCCAAAACGGATTTGGCTGCGGCAATGTTGGACTCGTCGGCGCAAGCATAAGCGGCAGTGGCAGCTTTGAGTGCTTCCTGAACCGAACGATCAGCATATGCTGCGAGTATCTCTTCGCGAGTCGCCTCTTCGTCCTTTTCATACGCCCGCTCGCGTGCCATCATCGCAGCATCCCTTTCGGCGGCAGCTTCCGCTTCGGTCTGCGCAAAAACGCCGGGAGTTAAAGCGAAAGGCGATGGGGAGTTTTCGCTCATGGTGTAGGGGAAAGTGTGTATCTTACCTATGTGATAAGGTATAAAAATATTTTTCAATTTTTTATAAACTAAATCAAATCTCAATCAACTGCCTCCAGATCAATGCTCTCAGCATAAGTTCCCAGAGTAGGAGCACCCTCATCCGAACCAGTATACCCACCAGAAGCATAACCAAGAAGAGATGGTGTCATATCCCCACCATCTTCGTGAAATACTTCTTGAACACATCCACTCATCTTCCCTATTGCCAAAGGAGTTGGTGGGTCACAATTCAAAGAGCCAAGAGGAATGGTCATACAAGTGATATTATCCTGTGATCCACGGTCTAAGGATGTCTGAACAATAAACTTTGCCAGTTCTTCTGGTGGCACAGTCTTGGATGATTCAGCAATGAAGTCACTTGTCATGCCAGGCCCCTCACCAACACCGTCAGACATGAGAAGAAGCATATGCGGTTTCTTCTTTGGATGAATAACAGTAATCTGAGGAACACAAGTCACAGCATGCTTATGCGGATCGTTCAAAATTCCATGAAAGTCTTCTGCCCAAATACCTACCTTTAAATTAAAATCACCCAAAGAACGTGCTACTGCCAAACTGCCGTTTACACGTCCAGCAGAGATATGTAAACCTGCTGCGTGAATCCGTTCTGTCTCTTCGACCAAAGTTGCTGGATGCTCTACACTAACTTGTTCGTGTGTGCCATCAGCATAGACCAAAAGAGAGCGAACATCACCAGCACTTGCGAGAACCAAAAAATTCTTAAAAACAATAGCAACCAACAGGCAAGCACCAGACACTGGTGAATATCCAAATGGAGTTGGTGGAATCTTGAAATATTTCTCAGTTTCAATAAAGCCCCTAACAACACCATCCTTGATAGTATCTAAGCTTGAAAAATCATTCAAACTCTCCATAATAGTGCTCAGTAGATGAGTCCTACAAAATGTGGATGCCTCTGAACCGCCGTGGCCATCATATACACCATATAGTGCTAATGGCTTGAGGGAAGTCTCTTCCGAATTATCATCAATCTTCAAAAAGCTAAAAGAATCTTCTTGGTAGTCACGATTACCTTGAACAGTGGCACAAACTACATTCTCATTAACTGACACTTGTGGAATAAATTTGTTTGAGACTCCCAAAGCAAGTGGAGGAGGCGGTAGAACGCTACCGCCGCTACTTGCGGCAGATGAGGAGTTTGGGGTCCCGGCGCCAGACATTACTAAGGCAAAATATATGCTTTTTAGAGATGATAATATAAAAATATATTTCAATTTTTATTGGATGATTGTAAACAATAAAAAATAAACTCATAAATATGAGTTTGTTTTTATTTCGTGCCGACACTTGGCTCACGAAATTTGTCCGGACGCAACCGGGATCGAAGCGCTCAGTCGTCGTCGAGCCGCCCGCCGAAGGGGTCGTAGCGCTGGACACAGCCCGAGGCGACGCCGCCACCCGAGCCGTAGACGCTCATCTCCCGGCTCGGCGCGCCACCACCCGAATCGTACACGCTCATCTCGCGCGGCGACGGGGGCGGCTGCTCGGCGCGCTTGCGCACGGGCGGGCCCACGGCGTACTGGTAAGCGAGATGGTTCACGGCGTGGGCCCGCTCGGGCGGGCCGCGGGGGTCCACCACCCGCCGCCAGAAGGACGGCTCGGCGTGCGCAGCGCCGCCGCCCCCGCCAGCGGGCATAGCGGGCGCGCGCTCGGGCGGGCCGCGGGGGGGAACCTCCTGCTGCTCCCAGAAGGGCGGCTCGGCGCACTCGCGCACCGGCTTTGCCCACGAGGGCGCGCCCCTCGGCATGGCGCCCAAGTCCGCCGAGCCCCTCGGCATGGCGCCCAAGTCCGCCGAGCCCGTCAGCATGGCGCCCAAGTCCGCCGAGCCCCAGCAGCCCTTCTCGTGGTCGTAGCGGAAGCTCCCATTCTCGACCTCGATGGCGAAGGGCGTGCCCGGGAGGGGCATCTGCGCCGCGGGCGGGGGCGGCGCCTTCGACCAGATGACGGCGATGGCGCGGTTCTCGACGGGTAGGCGCTTGATGGCCGCCTCCGGAAACCAGAAGCGGTCCTTGCCGTGGAGGCCGGTGGCCATGGTACGGTCAAGGAAGCAAGCGCGATCGGTCGACGAGAAAACAAAAGAGGGGAAGCGCGCGGGGGTCTATGGCCGAGCGTGTGTGGCTATTAGCTAATGGGTTTTTATATCTAATTTTTTTTCAATTTTATTGGAATTTATCTTATATATTTTATTCTAAAACAAACTCATAAATATGAGTTTGTTTTATTTCGGACTGACAGCTTAGCTCCGAAATTTTTCTGACGCGACTAATGACCTCAGGCGGGCAGCTGGACGTCGCTGCCGCCCCCGCCTTCGTCGCCGCCACTGCCGTCGTCACCGCCGTCGTCGCCGTGGTCTGGCGGGTGCACGGTGCCATTGGGCGTGTGGAAGGTGCCGTTGGGGGTCTGGTAGCCGCCGTCGACGGGGTAGTAGCCGCCCTGGCCGTCGACGTACCCGCCGCCGTCGGTGTAGTGCCCGCCGTCGTCGGAGTAGTCGTCGTCCTCGTCGTCCTCAACGTAGCGCGGGATGCGGATGCTGAGGTTCGGCTTGGGCGGCATGACCTCGGGCGACACGATCTTGTCGCTCAACACCCAGCAGACGATCTCGACCTTCTCCTTGAGCACCAACCGAACCGCGGAGCAGTCGAACATCGACCAGCTGCTGTGGCCGCCGTTGAGCAGCTTCTCCCGCCACAGGACCCCCTCTTTCGTCTTGGGAAGGTGCCACACCAACTGGGTGGCCGTGGTCGGCGTGTTCACGGGCGACGAGGGGGGGTGCGCGGACTCCATGATCCGTGCGCGTTATCAATTTTTTACTCCAATGAAATCTATTAGATATTTTTTTTTCAATTTTTATTAAATTCTTGTAAAACCAAGAATTTAATAAAAATTAGTGTGAGCAACGCGAGAGATCAATTTTTATTAAATTCTTGTAAAACCAAGAATTTAATAAAAATTAGTGTGAGCAACGCGAGAGATCAATTTTTATTACATTTTATTAAATAATAAATTTAATAAAAATTAGTGTGAGCAACGCGAGAGATCAATTTTATTTAATAATTGTCTAAAAGCCAATTATTAAATAAAATTAGTGCGACTGAAGGGAGAGATCAATTTTTATTAAATATAAATTTAATAGAAATAATTAGATAACATTTTTTAGTTTTGGTATTTGAATTACATTACTGACAATATATGTTGTTTCACTTTGTTTTTCAGGAATTCCATCAATTAACGCAACTTTTCCTATAGGATAATCTAAATCATAATCATATACAACACCTGATTCTGGATAATACCAATAATTCTTTTTTTCTTCAAATGAATTTTCATTAATTCTTTCAACGCCTTCTATTTTAATGACTTTAATTCTTTTAATTTCTGAATTAATATCATTTAATCCATTATTAATTTTAGTGTCATATTCAATATCTTCTTTAAAAGCTGGACCAATATATTGATCAAAAAGAGATTTTTCATTGAATTGAAAACAATTATAACTTTCATCAATCATATTATGAGCTTTAAATAATTCACAATCAACAGCAGTTTCTTTAACTGATTTTAAAAATGAATCAATTAATGTTTGTTTTTCTCTGGCTAATGCTTCAACTTGTTCATCAGTTGTTATTTTTCCATTTTCTCTTATTGCTTTGTATCTATAAACATCTACTTTTCTTTCGGACATTGGTAATGCTTTGTGTGAGCATTGACGAATACCTCTACCAATTAATTGTTCAATACGAACTTCATTCCAATATGGATCTAATACATGAATTTGTCTGATATTCATTAAAGAAATACCTTCCGCACCAGCAGGAGCTAATAAAATATACTTAATAATTTTTCCATCTTTATTTTCAGGTAAATTAAAAGTATCCTTATTTGTAGTTCTAATATCCATACTAATATCACCATGGAATTCAGTAAAACGATGATAATCTTTTGTTTTTTCCATATCATTTGATCCTTTATATTCAAGAACACCAATATATTTTAGGTATAATTTAAAAATTTGTAATCCTTCCATTTTTACATAATTTGAGAAAAATAAAATGGTTCCTTTACTTTTTAATGAATAAAATAATGCTGAAGTCATTTTACATGAACAAGCATATAATTTTGTAAACAACATTGATTTTTTATTTGATTTTAAGAAATCATTGAATTTATATTTGTATTCTTTTTTAAATATTTCAATATCATCATTAAGTGTGTGATTATTTTTAATATCTTGTTCATTAAGATTATCAAAATATTCTTCAGTTTGAGTAACAAAATCATTAATAGTTGCCATATATAATTCTACATCTTTAACATATTCTTTGCTTAATAATTCTTCTTTTAATTTTTCTGTTTTTCCTTCTAATATTCTGGAACCATCTAATTCACTAACTCTAAATTGCCCAGGTCTTGGTCTTTTTTCACCATTAACTTTTTCAGAAATTACTGGAAAAACAAAATTACAAGCTTGTCTAGTATAAGTTTTATAGGTTTTATCATTTGTTCTACCCTTAATTTTTGCCGCTTCTAATTTTGCTTCAATTGATTCATAAACTTCGTATACTTCTTGTTGGTATGGATCCATAATTAAATTTTTATAAATTACTTTCTTTTCAGCAAATGTATCTTTTGTCGCACCAGTATAATAACTTATTAATCCTAATGTTCTTCTTTGAAACATATTTTTAGTTGATGGATTTAATGTTTTTATATTTCCAGCACTAATATAGATATCATTGAATTTATTTTCATTTCTTGGAAATGAATCAGGTCTTAATAAATTAAATATTAATGCTAATTCATAAGGAGAATTAATTGCTGGTGTTCCAGAGATTAAGATTACTCTTGCTTGATCATTATCTTTTTTTTCTTGAACGATATAATCATATATTATTTGTGCTCTCTTACCTGTGCCAGATGTTAAATTATTATACACATTTCTTATAAAATTATGTGCTTCATCAAATATATATAATGGTTTCTTTGAACTATCTGCTTCTCTGATTGCTTGAATAAAATCTTTATCAGCTTTTGGAGAATCGTAGTGAATAAATTTTATATTAAACATACGACCATTAATATCTTCTTTGGATAAGAAAACTTTTAATTCTTTAATCCAAGTTGAATCTCTTAAAGAAGCCTTGATAAGTAGGAAAACATTCCAAGCAGGAGTATAATTATATAAAACATTATAGACATTAATTGCTGTCGCTGTTTTACCGGAACCTAAACCGTGATAAATAAGAATATCTCTAAAAGGGGATCTAAAGTCTAAAAAAGAGGCTACAAATTTTTGATATAATTTAAGTTCAATTTCTTGACCTTCTTGAGTATAATTACATGGATCATTACCAGTTTGTTTTTCAATTGGAGGTAATTTATACTTTTTAAAATTTGATAAAATATATAATCCAAGTAAGCGTCCATTAATTTTTATATCTAAATAATTTTGATTATTATTATTATTTTCTGAATTGTCTGACGACATTTATAATATTGTAAATATAAAATATTTAAAATATTTAAAGTAAACAAGTAATTCATTAAATTAGTTTCTCATTCTTATTCTTTCCATATACCACATATAAGATAAATATACGATTATTATTGCTAAGATATATAATTTTTCAACCTTCCCTTTAGTTTCAACATCTTGATCAAAAAACATACGAAATAATAAATGGTAAATTAATGGGATACTTATAATATAAATAATGAAAAATGGCCAAGATTCTAATTCTCTTAATTTACCTTTCAATGCTAAAAACCATAAAATTAATAATCCAACAGAAATAGTTAAAAATCCTTGTTGTAGGAAAACTTTATTTTTATCATTTAACATACCTGAAACTACAAATAATATAAAATAAAAAGCAACTCTAAATAATAAAAGATTCATTTCTATTATACTTTATACTTTATTATATAAAATAATATTATTATATTATATAAAAGATGCCTGAAATTAATGAAGTTCGTAGATTTGCTGATTTTATATTTAGCAAAATAGGAGAAACAAAGATAACAGAAATAAATATTATTAATGGTAGATATAAAAAACATGCCCCATTTGAACATTATACAACCATCAAAAATAAATTACCTCTCAAATTATTAGATATTGGAACTAAAGGTAAACTTATGTGGATGGTGTTTGAAGAAGACCTTTATTTACTTGCTACCCTTGGATTAAGTGGTGGTTGGTGTTATGTAGATTCCACAATCAAGAATCCTAAATTAGAAGATTACGAATTTTCAGAAGTTGAAGATCAATGGGCGAATTATATTCCAGATGAAAAGATGGATTCATATACAACAAATGCGATTAATCATCGTAATGTAGAATTCAAAACAGCTAAAGGATCTGTTTATTTTTATGATACTCTTTCATTTGGAACCCTTAAAGTTATTAAAGGAAAAGAAGAATTAGATAAAAAATTAAAAACAATTGGTCCTGATATTATGGATGAAACGACTGATTTTGAATTATTTAAGAAACAAGTTAAGAAAGCAACACATTTAGATAAACCAATTGGGAATGTATTAATGAATCAAAAAGTTGTTTCTGGTGTTGGTAATTATTTAAGAGCTGATGTTTTATATTTATCAAAAGTTGATCCATTTAGAAAAGTTTCTAAATTAACAGAAAATGAATTAAAAGATATTTTTAATAATTGTAAGATATTGACTTGGGGAGATTATGATAAAGAAGAAGCGATTAAAATGAAGATTATAACTAAATCAACTAAATTACCTGGAGATTATAATAGATTATTTTTTATTTATCAAGAAGAAAAAGATATTCATGGACATAAAGTTCATAAAAAAGAATTATATGAAGGTAGTCAAAAACGATTTATATATTTTGTTCCTGAAATTCAGAAATAAATTATTCATTTACAATTTTATTTATGAAGCCTGGATATACTTCGTGCTTATTTCCATCGTCAAATTCATATTGTTTATAGTTTTCTAATAATTCTGGCATTTTTCTTTTTGCTGATAATTCCCTTATACTTTTTAAAAAATATGGAGGATTACCAAATGAAGGTATGCCGTATAAATCTCTATCATCATTTTTATTCCATCCACATTTAATTGTAATTGATCTCAATCTATCATCAGATAAACGTTCTAATGGCCACATATAAGTTGGACTTGCTGGTACTGCTAAAAAGAGTGCTGTATAAATATCACTTTTAATAATAGTGTGTAAAGCTAATCCACTTCCAATTGATTTACCAAGAATGTGAACATTTTTTAAATTTAAATCTGGACATCTTAATATTTTATCAATTACAGTTCCAAATTCATCTAACATTGTTAATTCATTTATTTTTAACTTTAATCTAGATTCTAAAGAATGAGGACATTCAGGATGAAAATCCTTATTGGCTTTTTTATCATTATCAAATGATTTATTAAGAGCTCCCTTAAATACATCTTCATCATAGTTAATAATATAAATTGCTCTATATTTTTTTCTTAATTCAGCAATACTGGAAGGCATCATAATTATTTCTGAAGTTCCACAAAAAGAATTAGTTGAAAATCCAGCCATAACAACTAAATTAGGGTTTGATGACGGAATATCATCAAATTTTCGTTCAATAATATTAAATAATCCATATTTATCTACTACTTTACCACAATTAGAGTTTATTTCATATAAATTCCATTGATTAAAAGGTAAACTCGGTATATCTCCTCCCATTACATTCTTTAAATTAGAACATATTTTTGTAAATTTAGAAGCATTTCTTATTTTACGAACTTCACTTTCTTCCTTAGAGCAGGGAACTATTGATAAAAACATTCTATTAACATTTTTGGGTGGCTCAGAATGAATGCCACATATATTTCTTTCATCAATCGCACTAATAAATATTGCGGCTTGATATTTTTCAGCTTGAACACGAATACCTTCCACTCTTGAATCAATTCCTTTTCTATATTCCATATCTGTAAGTGCTCTTGATTTATTATCTGGTTCTCTAAGTTTGCTTTTTTCTAATTCTTCTTTTTCAATAGAATTAAATAATTCTCTTTCTTTAGGAGTAGTTTTTATGAAGAATGTTCCAGGGCCTTGTAATATTGTTACAAATTTATTTAGATCTGGTCTAACTTTTACATCTCTACCAAGCAAACCAAAATAGTTTCCATCGCAATGCCATCTTTTAATATCAAATTTATCAGTTGGTAATGTAGCTCTTACAGTAAGCCAATAATTAGTATATTTTTTATCAACTGAACTCATAACTATTTCAGTTAAATCTTTGATAGTTTTATCCATTAAATTTATATCTTCATCTGAATTTGATCCAATTTTTTTTAGATATTCTTTTAAATCGTCTAAATTATTATCACCATAATTATTGTATACTATTTCACTTTCTATTTTAAAATTGTCTAAACATTTTTTAGTTTTTTCTGGATATGGGATGTCAAAAATTCTAAATTGTTTAGGTTCATTTTCTAAATAATACTTAATATTTGTTTTATTTAATTTATTAATCATATATTAAATAATAAAAATATATTTTGTATAAGAATAAAATTCAAAATATTAAATTAAAAGAAATAAAATTTTATTTAGTCCGTGAGAATGGTGTTTTATATGCAGAAAAATTTCTATAATTTATTTAACGCGAGTATATTCAGCAAGAAATACTGATAATGTTTTATTCCAAACAGTTTTAGGAACTTCAAATACTAATCTTTCTTTAGCTTGTCCTTCATTTTCTATTTTATTTATTTTTTCAAAATTAACTCTAAAATTACCAATATTTTCAGTAATATATACTTGTTTGGCTGGATTTGAACCAAGTCTAAATATTGATCCAGGTGGAGCTGGTCCTTTAAGAATTGCTTCTTTCATTAAACGTTCACCTTCTTCAGCAGCAAGCATTGAAATAGTTTCTGTTAGTGTTGTTTCACCTGTTTCCTTATTAAAATAATTTATATTTATACTTTTTCTGCCATTAATTTGAGCAACCTCAACAATATCAGATCCATATACAATAATATCTCCAATTATTAATCCACCGTATTTTATACTTAAAATTTTCTTTAATTCTTCAACTATATATTCAAATTTAATTTGAATAGTTATAATTGTTTCATTATTACATTTATTTTTTATTGATTCTAACATAGAATTATATGATTCATTAAATTGATTTAATAAATTATTATTTTCAATAATTGGTTTCTTTAAAGCTATATTATTTACTATTTCTTTTGTGATCTCTTTAAATTTTTTAACATTTATTTCTTTTTTTTCATTAGTTGAACATAATAATGATTCATCTAATAATTTTTGTATATTATCTAATTCATGAATCGCACTTATATATACTTTATCAACTAATCCACCAGCAACTTGTTTTTTTAATTGTAAGTATTTATTTTTGTATTTTAAATATTTTTGATTATAATCCATATATTTATAATTAGAAATTATAAATTAAATTATTCAAATTCATTTACGATTTGATCTTCATTTAGTAGGTTAAACTTGACTAAAGCATTCATCGCAGAAATTTGTTGTGCCTCTTTCTTGGTCGTAGCAGTTCCTGTGCATAAAATCTTACCTGTATAATCTAAAATACCTTCTTTAAACATTTTCTTTCCAGTTTTTCTGTCAATAAATTGTTCAACTTCAACATATTTAGGGGCATTCCATTTATTTTTGTGATAGAAGATCATAATTTGATTCTTAAAATTTGTATCTTTGTAGATTAATTCAGAATAATCAGGGATACTTTCAAGTAATATGCGCATAAATGTATAACAAACTTGATATCCTTGATCCTTATATAATGCTCCCATAAAAGATTCAAATACATCTTCTAATAATTTATCACTATCTCTTCCTTGTAATGTTTCTATTTGATTTGATATAATCATATACTTATCTATTCCTAATTCTTTCGCAAAAACACAAAGTGCCTCACGATTCTCAATCTTCATCTTTAATCTTGATAAAAATCCTTCATCATCTCCATCTTCATTAAAACGATCAAATAAATAATCAGCACAAATTAACTTAATAACTGTATCACCTAAAAATTCAAATCTTTCATTACTTGCGTCATTTAATGGTAAAGTTCCTTTAGGATATAATTTATAAGCTTCTTCTAAAATATCTTTATAAAGACCGTAATATTCACGCTTAATGTAAGATTTATGAGTAAGAGCTTTTCTATATAATTCAATATCTTTCACTTTAAATTCAATATTAAATTTCTTAAATAGTCTTTCTACATCTTCATTTTTAATCAAAATATTATTTTCATTAAAAGGGATTGAAACTGTTTCAACATCTTCATGTTCATCCAAGTTATTCATCGTATTTATAATTATTATATATCTTTAACTTTAAATAATTAATAATCAATTTTTTAATCAACATTCCAATTTTTTAATCAACATGTCAATTTTTTAAGTCGTAGATCCGTAAATAATTAGATAAGTAATCCCCCACCAAATAAAGAAATTAATATCCCACATATTAGGTAACCAATAAAATAAATAATAAAATGGAGCAAACATTAAAGCAAAAAGGTTATTAATTCTAATTTCTTTATTACCTTGAGAATTTATTCTCCACCATATATTACCTATTTTTGGATTTAATTCAACATATAAGCCGAATGATATAAATGAAATAATAAAAGATGAAATAATATTTTGAATCATTTTATTATAACAAGAGATAAAAGATAATTAATATAAACAAAAATGTATTATACGATTTTTTTACCTGTTGGTATATGTTTAACTTGTGCAATTTTTTATTTTTGTAGACCATCTATAGATGATGAGAAGGAAAAAAAAGAAAAAAATGATAGAATAGATCAAATATTTGAAAAAATTAGTTCAAAGAAGATAATTGATATATTAAATAATCAAGAAGATTTTAGAAAGGCATCTTCCGAATTAGATAAAAAGTTATTAAGTTTAATTAAAAAAGAATTATAATCTAATATAAAATATGTGTCGTTCAAATATTTTATATCGCGATAAATCATTAATTGAAGGATATGGTCTTTATTCAAATATTAATCTAAAAAAAGGAACATGTGTTGGAGTATTAGCAAGAGTGTATGGTAATTCTAATTTTGACGATCTTCCGCATGGAAGATTTATTAATCATTCAAGAAATTGTAATTTAGATTTAAAAATAACAATAGATGAAAAAAAGAAAATAATATATGTATTGGGAGTTACGAATGAAGATATTAATATTGGAACAGAATTAACAGCAGATTATCATTCTAAATATGCTCCTAAACCAAATTTTGTAAATAAAAATTCATATAATTTTAATAAATATTTTTAATTATTAGTATGCGTCGGATGTGTATTCAGTATAATCATTATTTAAATATGCGTAATTTGTTTCAGATACTTCAATAGATCTTTTGCTGGATTTTTTACTTGATTTTTTACTTGATTTTTTACTTGATTTACGATTGGATTTTTTCTTTAATTTAGGAATTCTTTTCATAGACTTAGATCTTTTTAAATCTTCTTTTTCTGAATCAGTTTCTGTTTCCACATCAGAATTATCAGCATCCGTAATATCATCCGATTTAACACTGGATTTATTATCGGTTTTAATTGTATATAATTTAGGATTATTAATTAAATTACCAGATGTGTTCTCAAAAATATAATTTGGTAATTTATCGTGAAAATTTTCTTGAGGATCATAACGGTATAAGATTCTCTTTCCTTGTTCTCTTTTCTTTTTCATATCTAAGAATGCTTGTCTTCTGCTATCAAATGCTTTACCTAAACAAGTAATCATAAATTCTCTAAATATAGTATTATCCATAACAGTTTTATTATTCTTTTTAAGATAATCATTTCTTACTCTAATTAATTCTCCAATTACATTATTAACGTTATCAGCATCTAATTTATTATGTAAATAATAATAATGTTTAATTAAATGATGTAATAATACTTGTTGAAAACTTGCTATGTTTCCTGTTTCATATCTTCTATAAGGAATACATCTTTGGTTATTGCTAAATACAGTTAAAACAACTTCTCCATTATAGATAAATTCTAAATGACGATCCCAGAATTGAAAATATGGAAAGTATTCTTTTAATTCTAATTTATAACCAGATTCAGTTAATTTATTATATATCTTACGAACATCTGTCATATATTCAACTGATATAACTTCAAATGGTAAAACTAATTTATCTTTATTTAGGGTCATAAATTGAACCGCATAAGTTCCTACATGTATTAAGGTTTCAATATCCATTAATAATTTAGAAAGATCTCCCATAATATTTCTACTTTTATCAGATAATTCTTCATATTTTATTTTATTTGTGCCAACTTCTAAAGGATATGTTTCTATTAATGTCATTCCTCTTGGAACAGCTTTTTCTAATCTTCTAAAACTCATTAAAGGATCAGTATACATTCTTAAATAATCTATATACATAAATCTAGGATGAATATATCTTATACCTTTTATTGTGATTGTTGGCATTTTATTATAAATATGTGCTGGAACATATGTGATATCACCACCATCTTCATAATTCATGTATATTTTATAAGTTTCACCGTGTTGTGCTTGTTGAGCTTTTGGATCAACAATTTTTTTAGATAATAGAAGATCACATAATTCTTTAAGATCTTGAAGAGGTTCAGGAGAATAGAATTCAAGATCAGGTTTATCTAAATCGTCATAAATAGCTTTTGAAGGATCTTTTTCAATAACTAATCTATTTAAAGCAGTTCCTCCGTAAACGATTCTATTTTTTTCTTTTATAAAATTTTCAATGATTTTAAGACCTTCATTAAATTGTTTTATAGTTGGTTCATAAGTTTCTTTAACAATTTTATCAGCTTCTTTTTTTAATATATCAATATTATCGCCAATGACGTCAATGTCATGGCTGGTATATAAAGTAATTTTTGAAGTTTTGCTCATATAATATAAATATATAATTTTTATAAGAATATAAAAATCAGAATATAAATAATTTATGGATAGTCTAACTATATTTAATAATAAGAAACATAAAAATATTAATTATCGTAATGTTTCATTATCAGAAACAGATTTAGATGATTTAAAAAAAATACCATTAATAGTAGACCTTCAAGATAATACTAAAGTTAACAAAGAAACTCAAACTGAATCATATACAGAACCATACATAGAACCATTCATAAAAATTAAAACTGATTTAACAACAACAATTATTAATAAACTTATATTATTTTTTACGCACTTATTTTTAATATCAATCTTTGAATTAATATTCTTTTTTAATTTTGTAACTAAATTTGAAGATAAAGCATTAATTGATGTTTTTAATCAGATGACAAACCAAGCAACATCTATATGTTCATCATTAGATCAAAATAATAAACAAATTATTGATAATTTTTTAGGATTATTTATAAATACAACACAAATAAATGATCAATCTATTATATCATATTCAACACGTAGAAATTATAATCATTTATTATTAATCCAATCAATATATTATTTTATATTTGTATGTGGAATAAATTTAACTTTGATATTATTAAATTGTATATGGTTTCAAAGACTTATAAATTATAAGACAATTATATTAGATAATTTGGTAATGATTACATTTTTAGGAATATTTGAATATATATTTTTTTCAACTATTGTATTTAAATATCAAACGATAAGTACGAATGAATTAAATAAACAAATTTCTGATTCAATCTTAAATAATTGTTGATTTTTTTATTTTTATATTATATGAATATTACAAAAAATGAAAATTATCAATTATTTTATTTAAAAACAGCTATTAATGAATTGCTTGAAAATAATAATTTTTCAAAAGATTTATCCCCAATAAAAATAGAATGTGATCATAAAAATGGATATAATTATATTAATAAACAACAAATACCATTAACATTTCCAAAATATTTAATTAATTATATTAATACCATTAATAAAGAAAAAACAAGAGATTATAATTTTATTGGGACAATTACAGCACAAAGAAATTGGATAAATAAATATAAGAATAAAAATTCATTAATAGAGAATAGTAATTATGGGAGAGATTCATCTAAAAAATATACTATTGATAAAAAATATTATGATGTATTATGTTCTTCAAAATTTACATTAACTCCAACTGGAGATTGTCCATGGTCCTATAGATTTTTTGAAGCAATTATGTGTTTATCAATACCTATTTTAGAGAATAATAGTAATGATCTTTATCATAAAGATTATTTTTATTATTATCATAATTCAAATCATATATATTATCCCGAAAAGGCATTAGAAAATTATAATAAACTTATTAATTCTAATCATTTTTTATCAACAATACCACCAAATACATATAGTTAAATCTTACTGCCAATCTTCCTCCCAATTTTTATTAAATGATTGTAAACAATCATTTAATAAAAATTGAAATTTATTAATATATTCCTCTGTATTAGATTATTTATCAAACATGTCCTTTCAAAGCTTAGACGTTTGTCTGACTTGGACATGTTTATCTCAATTCAAAAATGAAAATATAACTCTTTTCATCTTTTTATTTGTTGTTGCTATTTTATTCTCCATACTTACTCTTGATTTCAGAAAAGAAAAAACGTATAATGTCATTATTTATGACTTAAAAAGAAATTTACATTTTAACAATCCATCTAAATTTCAAACTTCTACTGTTGAATTGCTTGATTACATAAAGTGTGATATTACCGTTAGTTCAGCAGCGGATGGTGTTGAAATTCTTCTTGCCGGCTTAGGCCGATTTACTAACAGAGCAGAGTTATGCTGTCATATTATTACAGCTATACACGAAATATTAGATAAATATAGTGACGATCATCATGCATATGATACATATGATCTAATGAAATACTGTGTTGATAATAAAATGTGTAAACTTTTTGATACGCTAATAGTATGTCATTTAGAAAACAGTATGGTTTTAAAAAAAGAGTTTGATTTAATTTTTTATATGATTTCTTTAGTATTACGGACAAAAAACAAAGAATTTGTGTCTGATTTTGGTGAAAATATTATTCCTGTGTTTATAACTGTTCTATCAAATCCAATAGAAGACAATCAAATTAAGACACAAGTTGTTTATTGGATGTCAAGATTTTTACATTATAACGATGAAAAATTTGTGAATATTTACAAGGATCTTGGGGTGATTCCATTATGTAATGACATTTTGAAGACCCACATATTAAATGAAAAATTGTGTGAAAATATTTGTTATTTATTGAAAGAAATTTTCTACCAAACAGAACTTACAGACATCTTTATTGAGGATATTGTTTCTAAATCATCTATTATAATATCAGATGTATTTAAACAATATTCCAAAAACGAATCCATTGTTTCTTCATTCTGTAAGATCATTATTTTTGTTGTAAATAATTCTGAGTTAGAAAGACAAAAAATTTATTCTGCTACTTTTCTTTCTTTAGATATATTAGAAACTCTCATGATTCTTTATGAGGAGTCTTCTAAAGTTGAGGGAGACTATAACTTAATTTACTACGCACGTTTGTTAGGAGATACTATTAGTTTAATAAGACAAGAATCTCCACAATTATTTTTTACAACGCTCAAAAAAGACGAACAAGAAGAAAGGTTAGCTTCTTGTGATGAATGTTGGTTTAAAACGCCACATGACAAATGCGCTCATGACATTGAGCATGTATGTCCGATTTGTTATAATGACACAGTATCATCTTTTACGGCTTTACCATGCGGACATATTATACACGAAGATTGTTTTCGAGCATGGGTCGCATTGAAAACAAAATATGAACGTCAATCTGAAGATTTCTCTTTCATAAAATCAGAGTGTCCAAAGTGTCGTCATAGCGCAATATTAGAATATAGATGGGAAGGTGATGAAGAAAAAAGAGTTTATACTCCAATTGAAAGTTAAAGCATCTCAAAAAATTGAACCGTTGCTTTTGGCTTCCTACCAAAAAATTGAAATTTATTCTATATTGAATTTCTACCTAAGCTTATTACTCTCTTTTAAGATGGATTGCGCCCTCTCCGACGTTTCCAACACCTGGCAAATTGTCTGTCGTAGTAAGCGTAACAAGCGCTCAAAGCTTTCTCTCAAGCTCAATCCAGATGCTCCTGAGTTTGTAGAACCTCCTTCAGTAAACCCTCCTTCAGTGAACCCTCCTCGCGGCTTAGAGGAGCAGCCTACAGATATTAATTACAAAATGCGTGTTTCTCTGGCTCGGCAGGCACGACAGGGCATTATTAAGACCGCATTTGAGTGCACAGACATTATGATCGGTATTCACGCAAAGAGCCTTGTTTCTGACATGGCAATGAACCCTGAAAATTACTTTGGGATTGATGCGGACGAGTTAATGTTCATTCAAACCTCGCTTATTAGTCTTGGGTCTTCCTTGGGACTAGGAAACTAATAAAATTGAAATTTATTTATACAATAAAATACATTTTTCTCAAGGTATCTTCGGAGAATGCCCCTTTCCGACAAGTCGCTCCAGGCCGAGAACATTCGCATCCAGACGTTGGAATTCAGCCACATGAAGAACAAGCAGATTGAGTTTGAAAATGCCAATTTCGAGCTTCAGCAAAAAGAGTACAAGGAGAGACAAAAGTCTACTGAAGAGATGAAGATTGCTCTTCAGGCAAGCAACGTGCGTATTCAGTTGGCGGAGCTGCGGAACCGCATTTCTTGAGGCACCTTAATCAGACTTCGATTAAAACATATAATTATTTATATGTTTTAATCAGCATAGATAAAAATTGAAATTTATTTATTTATAACCGCCCTTCGTTACTATTACTTCACCCCACCCGACAACCATGTCCGTGCTCAGCATGACGCTTCTGGCAATCGCACTCATGATCTCTGCGACGAAGGTCAACGCCGTGATCACGGTTATTATTCTGACTATCATCGCAATTGCGTGTGCTGCATTCTGTGTCTTTGCTGCGATCCAGAGAGTGACGGATCAGCAGAAGGAGCGCGTTCTCCGCCAGTTAAACGAGATTACCGTTGGGCTAAAGAGCAATTACAGCTTCGATGCTGAGCGGTACCGTGTAATTCGGGAGCAGGACCGTGTCAGGGCCGAGCAGGAACGTGCCATGATACGTGCCATGATCGAGCAGGAGCGCCACTTAGAGGAAGGCATCAGAGCTCAGCAGGAGCAGGCACGCGCTCGCGCCCGAGAGGCCAACCTGATTCGCCGCCCAGTGGTAATCCCAAATGAGCACACTGAATTGCTGAGTGCTCATCAATTTGCTGGAATGAGCTGGGCTGACATGGCGGATGACAGGTATGACCAGGTGAATAACATTAACTTGGTTGGTTAGAATCCCCAAGCGAGGACAAATCAAAAAAAATAAATTATTTATAATTTATTTTTTTATCATTTTAATTCTTTTATATAAAAGATAATTACTAATTATATATAGATCTTCAAAGATATGAATGAATATATATTTGAATATTTTTCATCTATAAATAATCTTGATATTTCAATAGCAGGATCGTTTAATAATTGGAATAAAATAAAAATGAATTGGAACAAAAATAAAAAAATGTATTATTATAAAATTTTTTTACAAGATGGATTTTGGGAATATAAATATATAATTAATAATCAATGGATATATGATGAGAATTATCCGATTATAATAACAAAAGAAGGATATATAAATAATTTATTAATAATTATACTCAGAGAAAATCAAACAAATAGATGTCATGAATATAAAACGATTTGGCATGTTTTATAATCTTAAATTATAAGCACAATATGATAAAGAATTTAAAAATATACTTATATATATTTTTTTATTTTATATATAATATGGAAGAATCAATAATACTTAAGTTATTAGATAAAACTTTAATATTTACAAAAGATGAATCAATCGAGAATGGAATGGTTTTAGTTGATATAGATGGACAAATTGAATTAATGACTTTAGAACAATTAGATAAGTTTTTTGATAATTTGATATCAATTAAAGGTAAAATAATTAAATATAGAATGAGTTCAATTTCAGAATTAAAGTTTGCTCCTATGCAAGAAGATCGATTGAAAAGAGTAAAAAAAGCGAGAGACGATCATGAGTTACTTAAAAAAACACTAAGAGGAAAAGTAGATGAAGTAAAAAAAAGTGTAGCTGCTACAATGAAACAAATGAATGATTCAATGCCAAATGTAAGAGCATTTAATTTACTGATGATTGATGAAATTAAAGGTGAAATTGCTAAATTAAAAGGTTTAAAAAAATTAGATACCCCCGGTTTTGAAAAATTTAATAAAAAATTAGGAGATTTAAATGAGCAATTTATTGAAGAACAAGATAAATCATGGAAAATTCACGATTCGTGTAATGAAATTATATTAGATATATTTAGAGCAGTTAAAAGAGACAATTTATCTTTTAATGAATCAACGATGGATCCTGAATTTAAAGATATTTTATTATCTAAAGAATATTTTTCTGAGATTGATTCTCAAGTTCATATAAATATGAGTGAAACTACATCTAATTTTAGTGAGATTGTAGACTATATGCAACTATTCTCCGACTTAATTAAATCAAAATCTTTAGTATCTTCTGCTGAAAAAAGACCCAGAGGTGCTTCAGTTGCTTCAGTTAGTTCAGTTGAATCAGACGGTAGTGCTGCTAAATCAGCACATCCAAAAGAATCATTATTAAAATTAGTTAGCGAACCTAAAGCCCCTCCTCTATTACCACCTCGTCCTCCAGTAGAACTCGCTCTATTACCACCTCGTCCTCCAGTAGCCCCCCCTCGACCCCCAGTAGTATTATCAAAGAAAGCAAGACATGTTGAAGCTGAAGCAAAAGTAGTTATTCTTGATTTGGAACCAGAAGTCGCAAAAGAATCTCTTAGATTTGTTGAAGAACATAAACTAATTTTAGGAACAATATTTAGTAAAGCAATATTAAAATCAATTCAAACTAAATTAGAGGTGTTCGCTGGTTTAAAAAAAGCTTCAGAATCAGATGCTGCTTCGCCAGATGCTGCTTCGCCAGATGCTGCTTCGCCAGAAATTAATGATGCTCTAACAAAACTAATTTTATTTAAAGACAGAGTTATTGAAGAAAAATTTGTTATTGAAGCTAAAAGTGTTTGGATAGATTTACATAAAGCTTCTAAATTATTAAGAAGAGTTTCTGATAAAGTTGGGGTTTGTGGTGGAGGTGGTGGAGGTTGTCCAGAAGAAGAAATAGCAAGGGAGACTACACGTTTATCAGAAAGTAGAAAAAGCATATGGATTCGAGCAGAAGCTACTGTATTAGAAACATTAATCGCAGAAATGCAAGCTGAGCAAAATAGTGCTGAAGCCGCCGCTCGTGAAGGATGGGAAACAGAAAAATATAGAATCGCAAAATATGAAGAATTTATTGAACATATTCGTCATCAAGCGACTGGTGAAGGTTTAATTGTTGAAAATGGTATACCAAAAGATCCCCTAAAAGATCCTCGTCCAGCAATATATATAAAAACTAAAGAAGAAACACCCCTACATTTAACTCTATCACCAGACGTAATAGGTTCTAACAAATTTCATATAACACATAACAATTTACCGTTAGAACTTAGACGTTTTTATTTTTCTATACACTTTGACCCAGGACATCAAAAACATTTTATTGTAGCACACAGCACAGGTGAAAGAATAGAAATTGATCAGATAGCTCAAAAATTTATAGATGAATTAACAAAACACGGAAGACCAATTAAGCATATAGGCATAGAAATAAAAAAATTATTAGTGTTTTTAATGAAAAATATGGATACTAAATTTACTAAAAGAAGAGGCGGGTATTATGATAAGTATATGAAATACAAGGATAAATACCTAAGGCTAAAGGCCTTAGGTATTTAGCCGCAATCGTAGATCAAATTAAAGTATCTTGCTTTAAAAAAAGGAATATTTTAATTCTTTTGTTTTTATTTATTCATAAAATAATCTTTATCATAAAATGATAAATAATCCCAATAATTTTTAATAATGATATCTTCTTCCATAGTATAGATTTTATTATTTATACTTACTTTAAATTGATCATTTACTTTATCAACGATACGAAATTCTGATATATTTTTAATTGGATAACTATTATTAACGAAATTATTAATATATTCATTTTTATAAATATCTATTTCCATTCTTAATAAAATTGGTTCTTTATTTCTTTCTTTGTTAACACGTATTTTATTAATAATTTCAACACAGGGTAAACACAAATCCATTCTATCATATGTGATAAATGATAAATTATTTGCTATATGACATCTATCGCATTTAATATTAGACCCAGTCACAACTTTTCCAAATTCAATAATTTGAAGATATTTTGAAAACATTCTTATTTATAATAACTTTATAATAATAAGTCTATAAATTGAATTAATCAATTTTTATTCTTTATTCTTTTTTTATATTTAATATTATGAGTAGTGTTAAATATTCTACAAATTTAAGTATTATTATTCAAGTATTAACTGGACTAATAGGTATACATGGATTATTTATCAGATTACCTGAAAAACATAAAATTCTTCAAAATATTTTAACCTTAGAATTGATTGTTCAATTTGTTGAATTATTTTTTTATATATTTGTTCTTCAATCAATGGTTATAACCGCATTACCTCATATGGCAGCCACACGTTATATGGATTGGATTATAACTACACCTACAATGTTGTTAACAACAATTATATTTTTTAAATATGAAGAACATTTAGAGAATAATAATAAGGAAAAAATAGATTTTTGGGAATTTATAAAAATACACCGAAATAATATTATAAGTATTTTTGTATGTAATTCTTTAATGTTATATTTTGGTTATTTAGGAGAAATTGGAGCAATGGATCAAAAATTATCTTTGACTTTAGGATTTTTATTTTTTGGAATTACATTTTACATTATATATGAAAATTATGCTATCAAATCAAAGAATGCTACAAAATTATTTTATTATATGTTTATAATATGGGCAATCTATGGAATAGCGGCATTGATGCCAATATATACAAAAAATAATATGTTTAATATTTTAGATATATTTGCTAAAAACCTTTTAGGATTATATTTATACTATCGCATAAAAAATATTTCCAATAAAGATAAATCAAATATTGCTAAATAAAAAAATTGATTAATTAAAATTAAAATAATAACTAATTATTACTTTAATTTATAAACCAAAATGCGAATTAATAACAATGATCTATCTAAGTTTACAATTGATCATTTAGATAATCGTGAGCTAATAATTAATATGTTAAAACATGAAGATTCAATTATTCATGGAGATATTGGAAAAACTATATTTGAAGATCCATCCTATGAACATTTTAGTTCTTTAGAAGGAATGCATACAATTCATCGGATTGTTCTCAATGATTTTAATTTTAAAAATGATGATGAAGCTGTTCAGATCTATAAAAAAATCTTTTTAAAATATTACAAATCACCCACAGACTATGATGCGGAAGTATTACAATCAGTAACATATATGCGTGAAAATAAAAGTGTATATTACACAACCCCAGATTATAATGTAGGAGATACATTTAAAACAGTTCCAGTTTACGATGTGTCTGAAAATTTAATTGATTTGATTGATAAAATAAATCCTCAAGATAGATATACATTTATTGGCGGATTTTCAACATCTTGACCCCCATTTTTGTTTCGCAAGGAGCGATTATTTAAATTAGCTCCGAGAATGAAACAAAATAAAATAAGTTTTATCTTAATACAATTAGATGAAGCACATTCAACTGCTTGGCCAATTGGATTACCAAATCCTTCAACTCCTCAAATTTCACTAAAAGATAGAATATCAAGAGCAAAAGAATTTATTTCTAAAAACAATCCACCATTTGAAGTCTTGGTTGATACCTGGGAAAATAACTTTGGAAATGAATATAAAGCATGGCCAGATAGATATTATTGTGTTGATCAAAATTTGAAAATAATTGGTAAATCAGAATATGGATTATTAAAAGAATCAATTATAAATAAAGATTGTTGTGATTTAATAGAAGAATTGTGTGAGTAAACGAGCAAATGTATAAACAAATGAATGATATACTAATTGTTAATTATCTAACAATAAATAATTAGTATTGAAAATTTTGTTTATCTTTTACCCCGCTCTAAAACTTACAACTTGCTCCACATAAATAACAATCAAACCATGTAGTAGCACCTTCATCAGCAGATCTATTTTGCATTTGACGTAATACTCCTTTGCGACCTTTACATTTCTTACAAGCATATAAATCTGTATAGGCAAGATTAGTTTTTTTATCTTCAGTATAATTAAATCTTTTAATAATAGTCTCCCAACGACCAGGATTTAATTGTTGAGGAGTATATTCTAAAACAACATCAATATTTTCACTTAACTTGTTTATTAAATCTGGATTTTCTTTTACGTTATAAATAATGTCGTCAATTTTTGATTCATAAATACTTTGTAAAATTGAATTAGTAGCACTTTTTTTAATACTACGCTCACATAACTTTAGACTATAAGTGTATATTTTATTTTCAAGTGTATCACTTAAATCATCATTTTTAATATGTTCGTTTAATAGTTCAAAAGTTTGATCTCTATATTTTTGATCTATTTCTAATGCCATTTAAATTTATATATAGTTATTATTTTATATTAAATTTTATTAAATCAATTTTTTTTATATATAATTTATATAATAATGGATTCTATTAAAAGTTTTATTGAAAACCCAAAAGAATCAATATATTTAATATCAATGACAATATTTATAATTGGATTAATATCGACTTTAATTACTTTTTTTGTATCTATGGGAGAAAATAATAAATTAAGAACAGAATTAACACCAGATAAATATAATATTGTTAAAAAGAATATAGAAAATTCAAGATTAGCAATGTATATTTTATTAGGTATATCCACATTCTTTGGTTTAGTAGCAAGCACTGCTTATTACATAACAAGAAAAAAATTTTAACAAGTTAATAAATTAATTAAGTTATAGTCCACCACCCCATTCTATTCCATTCGGTTGATTATTGTTCTTCCAATTTATATATAATGATTTCTTATTAAGAGGGATAACATATCCAACATTATTAATTATTTGGTTATGATAACCGTTATATATATTTTTATTAAATAGAATATTCGGTCTATCATATACTTTAGATGGTCTAAAGAATCGACAATCAAGGCTTAGAGGTTTAAAGATCTTATCAGTTTCTTTCTTACCAAGAGATTTTAGTTCATATAATTCCTTCCATTTTTCAACATCAAAAGAATATTTTACTAACTTTATTCTTTCTTTGTCATTTAGAATTGTCGTGAATCCACGATGTCTATATTTATTAATTACTTCAATTGGATCCTTAGAACCAGCAAAGTATTTATAATCAATATTTGTTAATAACATACATGATGTGATACATGATGGTAATATTTGAACATCATTTCCATCATAGTATGCGCGAACACATGGAAGATGGAATTTATGAACGGTTGAAAAGAAGTTAGGATATTTAATTTGAAATACTTCAAAGGATCTTTTGAGACCACTTACTTTAAACTTATACTTTAGATTATCAGAAACCATGTATTTGGCTGGTTCTAATTCATCATCTAATTCATAGAAATCTCTAATATGAATTTTAATTTCGTCCATAGGTAGAATTCTAAAGAAGTCAGTATATTTAGGATTTTTAAATTTCTCTTCATCTTCTTCAAAATACTTTTTATGTTCTTCAATTTTATGATTTAGATAAATTTTATATAACTTTTCTTTATTTTCAAAGATCTTTTCTTTAAAAGTTTCTCTTGTACAAGTTAGTTTTAATTCAGAAATAATTTCATCAATTCTCTTTAAATTGATAAATATATTACCTTTCTTATCAGCATCCATGATACTGATATTTTCAACGGATAATTCTTTAGTTGCCTTTTCAAATGCTTCATTTAATTCATAACATTTATCAATATACTCAAATGTATCTTTGATATTACACATGATATCAACATCCGCACCGCCATAATATTCGTCAACGAATGCATCAAAATTACATCCTACATTTAAGATTAGAGGATTGTAATTTGGTAAACAAGCAGCAATAACACTACCACTAATTGCGATATTATCAAAGTTTACATACTTAAAGATATCATTCTTCTTATTTCCACTAATAAAAATATTCATTCTTTTCTTAAAAGTTTCTAAATTAGCGACACCATAAGTATTTTTAATTACATCTTTATCAATGATGTCAATTGTATCATAATTATTAATAATATAATTATCAACACCGTATACATTATTTTCAATAAATACACTATCATTCACAAAGAAAGGGAAGTATGGATTCTCCTTTAGCTTCATGATATTAAAGTTAAATACTGGAAGACTTGCTGCGCTTTTAGTGTTAAACACAAAGCGACAATCAGTATCAGTAAAACTTCTTTTAATAGTTTCTTCAAGATAAAGAGAGAGCCATCCATAACTAATCATTTGTCTAAAAACAGAATCATTTACATTTGGTCTAATTAACTTAATAAAAACTTCTAATACTTTAGGATTATTTAAAATCATATGACAATAATCCTTACTAATAATTACATTAATTAGTAAGATAGATAGTTCTTCATATGACTCTTCTTGATTTAACTTTTGAATTATTTCTTCAAAATTTGATAATTCTTTCTTATCTGATATTTTATATATCAGGTATCCATCCTTTTTGATAGCATTAGAAGCATCTACAAAGTTATTTTTCTTAAACATATATGATAAATAATCTCCGCCATCTTCTGGTTGATTTTTAATATTTTCAATAACACCGGCTAATTTCTTATCAACAAGATCGTTGATATCAAAGAAGTTAAAATTACGGTTCATAAATTGTAGACTGATATTTAATTTACAATTATTGATATTTGTCCAATAATTTGTTTCGTCTGCGTTTTCAATCATATAACTTGTATCTTTAATTTTTTTTACATTTCCAAAAAAGTAATTCATAAATTTTATCTTACAATAATCATCAAGTAGTTCATTTTTAAATTGAGATAGATATAACTTAATGTCTGATTTAGCAATTGTCATAACAGGAACAACTAATGTATGTTCCAAATATTCATTAGTAGGTTTATGTTCTAATAGACTTATAATATCATTAGAAATTATAGAAATAGAATTTTTCATAATATCATTATTAAGAATTTTAAAGGGTGCTTTAATTAGACAAACATTCTTATAATAATCTTGAAGTTTTGATTCAGATAAGACTGATTCAAAAATTGACAGATTGTCAAAGTTTGGACTATCAAAGAATTCATCACTAAAACATATCACATATAAACTTTTAAATGACGAAACTAACTCGTCAATTCCCATGTTATCAACATTCTTTAAAACACCTTCTACAAATAACTGCTTATTGCCGTATAACGTATTAGATACTTTTTTACTCATCTTGTAATTATATACCTATATAATTATATGATTAAATATATAAAAAATCAATTTTTTATGCTATAAATTAAGGAACATAACAAATTAGATTATCAATAATTTCATAATAATCCATATTAAATAGTCTCTTCATACATACATCGTATATAGATTTATCAAGTTTTATCTTGTTAGAATATTTGTCAAGAATCAATGTATAAAGATCATCTATTGTAATTTTCTGAGTTTTTATTGTTTTGATGATAAAACATTCAACCAAATGATTATTAATATCTGATACAGAATTTTGATCATCTGATGTTTCTTTCTTTTCAACAATATTTAATTTCTTAATGAATTCTATTTGAATCGTTTGCTTGGTTTCAAAGAATGAAACATTTAATATTAGGTTATCATTCTTTTTTGAAACAAGATTATAATATTCTAATGTATATACAATATCATTAATAATATCTGAACTAAAATAATTATTTAGAGCCGATACTGGAATAATTGTAGATTCATTAAATAGAAATAGAGCATTTAGAATAATTAGATTTGCGTGAATAATTGTATTACTCATTTGAACAATACCATTGGACAAGAAATTATGAATTGTATTATTTTTTAGAGAATTATAATGATGATCAAACCATTTTAGAGCCATTGATTGATAACCAAATAATTCTTTATTAAATTTATTAATAGTTCCAACATTTGATTCTACAAATTTATTATCAATATTAAAGAGATTAATTAGATCAATATTAAAGATACTTTTAGATTCATTTTGAACAGTTGTTATTTTCAAATCTTTCGCAAACTTTTCTTGATTTTCAATAATTGCGTTGATTAGATTTAACTTATTGTTGGAAATAAGATTAATTCTTTGAACAATTTCTTGATAATATTTAATATCTTGTTTAGCAAAATATTTAGGAATTATAATTTTTATTAAATCCTTGCTAATAGAATTAAAGTTATTCATATATTTTATAATTCTCTCAAAAACAACTAATTTGTCTACAGTCGCATTATTCTTGATTAAATTTATATAACTATTGTTTATTAATACATCTAACTTATTTGTATTAATAATACTGGTCATTACACTACTATAATTACCATATTTTATCATATTTGCTACTTTAGAATTATTTATGATCATGTCAATAATAGTTAATCTATGTAGAGATTTTAGTATTTTTGTCTTTTGATTTTCAATATTAAGTGAATCATTAATTTTAGTAAAATATATATGCCAAGTAAATTTATCAAACTCTGAAAAATTATATGAGCTTATAATCTCTTCATATATTTCATAAATATTATTAATATATTTATCATGATTTTCATTAATTACACAATTTTCAATGTAATAATTAATTAAATCTATTTTGTTATAATTAATTATTTTAATTATATTTGCGTTATATTTTAATTTGATTATATAACTATTAATCAAACATAAAATCTGATAATTATTTATAATTTTCTTTTCTAAAATATCATCATTGTAATTATTTCTAACATGTTCTACAATTTTTTCAATTATAAACACACAGTGAGAATTATCAATCTTATCATTCAATAATTGTTCCAAATTATGTAATGGCTTATTTTCAATTATGTAATTGACTATTTCAGTAATATGATTCTCATTCTTCGCAAAATTAAATTGAGACAACTTATGTAAGTTTTTAATAGTATCAATATCTAACACACATATGAATAGAGACTCTAATATGTTTGTTATAATATTATACTTCTTAATTGTATGATCCAAGTTTTTATCTCTCTTAATACTAAGAATCGTATCATTGAATATTTTAGAAATCTCTTCCTTATCCATACTCTCACGATTCATGAAAACATGTGGATAATAATAATTTATTAAATTTGGCTTATCAATACACTTCTTTATGATTGTATCATGTCCAATATCATCCCGCGACCGAACTTTAACTATATTAAATGTGTCCTTCATTTATATCTATATATATTTATATCAATTATAGATATAAATAATAAGAAAATCAATTTTTTCCCTTCCACCCTATAGAACAAATGTATCTAATACAAAAAATATTAATACAAATAATAATGATCTAATAAATAAATTAATATATTCACTAAATGGTATTGACTCTAAATATGGAATCATATTTAATAAACCACTTACTTGAGATGAACCTAAAATAAAAAATAAAGCAAATAATACACCTAATCCAGATAAAACTTTATTAATAGGTTTTGCGCCAGCAACTTCAACTTTATTTGGAACTGCTCCAGCAGCAGCAGGAACAGGAGCCGCTGGTGCTGGACCAGCTACTTGTTGAGTACCTTGTTGGACCGCTTGTTGTGCTGCTTGTTGTTGTTGAAACATTCTTTGTTGATCTATCATTCTTTGTTGTTCCATCATTCTTTGTTGTTCCATCATTCTTTGTTGTTGTTGAATATCAGCACCAGTCTTACGATCTCTTAGTGAAGAAATGGATGAGTCTGATTCTGAATCAGATTCATTATAACTTGATTCTTTTTTCACCTTAGTGTCTTTTTTATCAGCTACTAAGTTCTTAAAATCTTCAGATATTTCATTTTGATTACTCATCTATAATATGTTTTATTTATATATATTATTTTATTCTATTAAACGAATAAATGAATGGCTGAATGGCTTTGCCATGAAATGCGAAGCATTTCGTTTTTTCGAAGAAAAAACATAAATTTTTTGTAGAAAAATTACTTCAAAATAATTTTATCATATAAATTATCAAAAACTATATATTTATTTGTATATTTGTCATTACTTTGATAATCATAAAATTTTAATTCTCTTGGTATTCTAATTTCATCATCATCAAAACAAAATTTATTATATATAGTAATATATTTAACAATATATTCATCAATAATAGATTCATACTTTTTTTCAGCACTTCCCCCAACAGCAATAAATATTCTATTATTAAATGTCTCTAAATAAAAATTACTTAATATTGTATTGTATTTTTCTTTAATATTTTTTCCTTCTGTTTCATAAAAGACATCAACACTCATATTTAACATATCAGTTCTCTTAAATGCCATTTCTCCTAATTTAATATCTTTTAAATTACTTGGTGATTTAATAACCATATTATTATCAAAAATATATTTGTGATATTTGGTTCCATCAAAACACAATCCAGTATAATAATAATTTGCTAATAAAATATCAATAATCTCATCAAATTCCATATCAGATTGTTTAATAAATTCTTGCATGTTTATTTCTTCATCTTTTTCTTCACCATCTTTCTTTTTTTCCTTCTTAGGAATTTTAGTTGTTAATAAATCATTTGAAAAAATAAATACATCACCATTTAATATCATTCTTTTAGCATTCATTAAACTTGCTAAAAAATTTAATGGTTTCTCACTTCTTTCTAAATAACATAATTGATATATCTTTTTATTTGTTGTATAAACATCAAGAGTATTACCAATATTAGTTTCAGATAGTTCTAATTGTTCACTAATAATACTAATAAATTCTGTATGATCATTAAATTCTACAACTTCTACTAATTCTTTTAAAAAATCAACTACCCTTTTTTTAGAATCTTCTGTAAGTTTTAAATCATCGTTAAATTCTAAATTAGTAAAATTAAATGTATCTTCATTTGGTTTTAATTTATATAGTCTCATTTATATTTTTAATATATAATTATTTCTATATATGAAAATATTTATAAATTATAATAGATCCAATAAATATGTTTAAACAAACTCTTAAACAAATAATACGCCCAATCTATAATAATTTAACTGCTGGAGAAAACATCGAATCTCTTCAAAATAAAATAACATCTCTCTCATCTAATTCTATCTACCCGATTGTTGATTATGTGAGAGAGTTTTCCCAAAACAAAAACAGTCTTGATTTAGTAGCAAAAGAATATATAAAGTTATCTAAGATACCTTCATTTAATTATGTAGCCATCAAGTGTTCAAGTTTAAATTTTGATCCGATTAAGATTAATACTATCTCAAGAGTATTAATAAATTCTGGAAAGAGAATATTAATTGATTCTGAAGATGTCGTAAATTCACAAAAAATAAATGATATAACGAATGAATTAATAAAAAATCATAATAAATCATTTATTAATATTTATAAAACTTATCAGATGTATAAGAAAGATGAATTAAATTTATTATCAAACGATTTATCTCAATTCCCTTACTTAGGTGTAAAATTAGTTAGAGGAGCATATTATAATCAAGATAGACATACCAATCAATTATTTAAATTAAAATCTGAAACAGATGAAAGTTTTAAATCAGCAATGAATTTAATGTTTACCATTAACTCAGAAAATGTAAGAACATTTATATGTACTCATAATAAAGAAAATATTAATGAAATGATTAATCTTAATAAATCAATTTCTTTTAAAAATAGAATATATCATGCTTCATTATATGGATTTATACCACACGAAACTGAAAGAATTATAAAAGCAAATATTAAAGCGTTTAAATATTTACCTTATGGAGAAATAGAAGACGCTATACCATATTTAGGAAGACGTTTATTAGAGAATCCAAAGATATTGTATTATTTAATTTAATTTTTTATTATTTTATATTAATATTTTTTATATTCGTATAATAATTATAATGATTGTAATAACTGGTATATTAATATTAATAATCTTATTAATATTATACGAATATAAAACAAATTATTTTAGGTATAATGCGATATATGAAAAAAATATATATTCAAAAAAAATATTTGATAAGATATTATTATTATGTAATGAAATAAAAACTGAAAATATGGAATTAGATGATAAAGCATCTAAACGCTTAATGTTTTCCTTTAAAAAAAATGATCCTAAAACAAAATTAATAGAGGAACTAATATTTAATAAAAATTTTATAGAAAAAATAAGAAAATTAATAGGTAATGATAGGTTAGTTCCATATTTAAAGATTCCAATTGAATATAGAAAATATCAAAAAGGCGCATATATGAAATGGCATCGTGATACTAAAATGTTAAAGGATCAATTACAATATGAATGTGTTATAACATTAACTAATACGAGTGATTCGTTAACATTATTAGATAAAATATTCTATTGGGATAAAATTTCTACAGAACCTAATTCAATATTAATTGTTAGAGCAAGAGGGATTAGACATATGGTTACAAAAACGATGAATGGTAATAGAACAATATTAAAATTTGTAGTTTATCACCCTAAATAAAATTGAATATTTTATTATTAATTTTAATAATAAATAATCTTAACCACACTTAATATGAATAAAGCAGTTTATATTGGAGCCGGAACAGATATTCTTCCAGCACTTTTATTTTCCTCTCTAAAAGAATTTATTTTTATAGATTCTCAACCTTTTTCTGAATTTGGAACTCACACTTATCATGTGGAAGGAAAAAATCATATATCAACACATGATGTTTTAAAGAAAGATCGTTTTGATAATTTATTTAGTAGACCAAATTTTCTACCATCATTAGAGAAAGTAATGAATCAAAATAATTTTCAACAATCAACTTCAACACCAGATTATATATTATATCATAATCTTACAACAAAACAAACTATAAAATATTATTATAGTTGTGCTTTTCCAGAATATTTAGACGAACCTATCAAAAATGATATTAAAGGTTGTAATACACTAATAGTTTGCGGTCATCATCCAAATAAAGTAATTTTAAATTACGTCCAATCTCCTACATATCTAATTGGAAGTGCTCGAACAGTATATAAAATTAATCCAACTGAAGACGATTATGAAAATTCTTTATTAAAACCTATATTAGAGAATTCAAATTTAATAAGTAGGTATTTTCTAATAAAGCATTTAGAAGAATATGAATGGTGGGAATTAGATACATTAGTTCCATCAGTTATCACTAAATATAAAGTAGAAGAATGTTCCAGTTTAGAAGAGATGGAAAAGATTAGACGGATGCTTTAGCAGAGACATTTTGTAAATTATCAGTCTTTGGTTTAACTTCAGTCTTTGCTTTAACTTCAGTTTTTGGTTTAATTTCAGTTTTTTGTTTAACTTCAATTTGCTGATCTTTAATTTCTGTTTTAGGTTTTATAGTTTTTAAATAATTTGAATTAAATTTTACATATTTAATTCCTAATTTTTCTATCATCAAAAACACACAATCAATGTAAGTGCTTTTATTTATTTTTATCTTCTTATTATTTTTAAAATATTCTCCATCAAAAAATATACCGTCCATATCAGTTATTTCGTATATATGGCAATCTTTTTCTAATTCTTTAAGACTATCCTTGGATAATTCATAAATAGTTTTATTTGCTTTATCATATTTTAGATTTGCTAATTTAAATATGTATAACATAGATTCAATTTCATCATTAAATAATTTTAAATTTTTTGTGCTTATAGTTTTAGACATTTCAACTTCAGAAGTATAATATAATTTCTTTACTTTAATATCAGCAATATTTTTGAGATGTTCTTTCATAAACGTATATATATCATCTAATTTTTTTAAAACATAGAAACTTTTAAGATAGATTTGATTAAATTGTTCTCTTCTTTTTATTAGAAAATCTAAATTAAGGTATTCTAATGGAAATTTTCCATTAATGATTGAATGCTTATATTCTTTTAAATTATTTTTTATAATATGTTTAGCATTTTCAATTAAATCAATATCAACAATAAATTTATAATTTGTTGGTAAATCAATATGTATTTTTTGAGGACCATTATTTATAACAGATGTAGTTAAACCAATTAAGATTGTTATATTAACTGCTGATGATAATAATTTATTTAATTTAGATTGTAATTCACGTGCCCATTCAGTATTAATATCGTTCGCAAGATTTTTTGATTTATTTTTATCTGATTTAATTTTTTCATATTGATCAAATAACTTGCTCATTTTATCGGTATTACTTATTTTTTGGGTTAAATCATCTATATCAATAATTAGGTATGTCGGATCAATTGATATTAATTTTTTGATGAATCCTTCTTTATATTCTTTATTTAATCCTACTATATGAATTATTTCTTTCATAATATAGAAAAAGAAAGAAAGAAAAAAAATTATAATGTATTATATGAATCAAATTTGTATTAATAAAGTTTGTTTTGAATTTTCAATATATCATTTTGTTTATGTCGTATTATTGATTATAGTCGGCAATTATATTTTAGATTTATGTAGAACACCTAAACAAAAATTAAAAGAAAATTTATTTAACATCAATTATGATCTTCCAGACACCAAATTATACCCTGGACAATATTTAACCAGAAGTACATTATCAACAAGATCAGATAAAGATATAGATGAAATTAATAAAGATTATGATAAATATAATATAACTAAACCTCAGATAACTTATTCATCTCCATCTCAATCTTCCTTTAATAATTCAACGACAAGATCTTCTATTAGATTTTCACCTGAACCTGCTCCTAAATCTGATTCTGAACCTAAATCTGAATATAAATCAAAATCTAAATCAAAATATAAATCAGAATCAGAATCAGAATCAGAATCAGAATCAGAACCAGAACCAGAATCAGATTCTGAGCCAACACCTAAACCCAGACACAAGCCCATATACAAACCTAAATCAAATTCAAGATTAAAATATAAGTATGAAAAAGATTCTGAATTAGAGCCAAAGAAGAGAAAGAGAGAAAAGCAAAGAGAATCAGTATATGACTATAATAGACCAATAATTAATACATTAAGACCATTACAAACATTAGAAGAACAACAACAAAACAATCACCCACCTCAAACATTAATGCCTGAACCAGGAAGACAAATTCCTAATACAAATTATCCAAATAATCCTGCTACAAGACTAAATCCAGCATTACCAGTTATGCAAATTCCAAATGGTGGACTAACTGATTATGAATTAATTAGACAAAGAGATTTAGGAATTATAGCGAATCCCTTAGCACCACCAGAAAGAAGAACTGAACGTCCTACAATTGACATGACTTTACCATTATTAAGAAATAAATATATTGGATTACCAACAAGAGGAAGTTATGATACATATCAACAAACTGGATATTTGGTTGATAATGCTAATTCAGATAATATATTGAAATTATTTGGAAGACAAAAATATCCAGGATCTACACAATATGAATACTATGCTATGAAATCAACTTCTGCGGATCAATACAAAATACCCTTGTATGATATTAAGAAGCAATTATTTGATAATGATTCAGTTACATTAGTTAAATTATTTCCAGGAACATATAAGTATGTAGAATTCAAGCAAGAAGAATTAATTTAATAATTTATAATTATAAAATATATAATTATAAAATAAGAATGATTCCTGTTAATAAAATAGTATATTATGCTCCTAATACACAATATATTCCTAATTATAATTATTCATTTATTCCATCATCAAATAATGAATATCAAAATAAAATTGGATTAATTGTGTATGGATCATTATATAATAATTTAGGTATATTAAAATCGCATGTTGATGAAAAGCTATACGATGGACCAAAGTTTAAAATTAATTTAAGTGGATGTAATAGATTTAATAATAATTTAACAAGAGTAATAGATTATAATAATGGTGTATTAATGAAGACAAATGTTCGTATATTTAATAAAGATATTGGATTAGAACAAGCAAGAAGATATATAGCATTAAGAGAAGGCAATATAAATTATTTAATATTATATTCATATAAAACAGATATGTTAGTGAATATTCCTAATTATTTGTATGAATATCAAGAGGATATAAAATCAAAATTAAAAGAAACATCAAAAAGATTAAAATTAGATTATTTATTTATGCAAGCATATCCTGTAAAAATTAAAAATATAATAAAATTTTTAGAAGAAAATAAAAATTTTATAGAAAATACAAAAAGATATATATTAAAATGTGATCCATTATCAATTATAAATGTAGAAAAGTATATATTATTAACTAGTAATTAGTTATCTGGTTTTAGAATTAAGAATCTGGTTATAGAATTATTTTCTTTAAAAGGAAATATATATTTATATCCTAAACCAGTTAAAAATCTTAATGTTATAGCAAGTAATATATCAATATTCATATCATTATTAATTTTTATTTTTGAATTAATAAGAAGATTATTAATTACATTAAATTCTTGATCATAATTATCAATTCCATATAAGAAAAGTGTTCTTAAATCATATGTTTTATTTTTTGCTTCTTTATTTAACCATCCCCATTCCCATACACTTGTTGTTTTATCGTGACGACCTATTATGTTATATTTAAATTTAATATTATTAATTATAACAACACTTGAATTTAGATCAGTTTGAGAATCCACAAATTTAACTGAATTAATTTTTTTAAATTTTTCATCAAATTCATGTCTTGAAAAATCATAATGTATTATACTTAATTTTATTTTATCCATTTTTATATAATCATTTATAAAAAAAATAATGATTAAATTTATTTAATCATTATTTTTTTTTCTGCATAAATTTTTGATTTATGTTCAAAAAAAATAAATAAATAAAAAATATATTTATTTATTTAATTTCTATCTCTTACTTTAATAACATCATTATTAATATTTTCAGGTTGAGTTGATGTTTTTTTCTTACTTAAAATAGCTTGAATACTTAAAATAGTAGATGGTTGATATTCTTTTTTTTTAATATTTGCGACAATTTCATAAATTGGAGGGAATCCGCCAAGATTTAATTTATTAGAATTCATTAATATTAGTTATATAATTACTTATAAAAAATAACTCTAAAATTACTAATAAGATTTTTCATGGCAAATTCAAATTTAATATTTATACTATTTTTATTTTCTTTATATTTTTGTATTAAATCATCTTTACCAATCAAATATTTTTTATTATAAATTAATCCTGTATCATAAATACCAATAATATTTTCAAAATCATTATAAATTACAATTGGAATATTAACATTATCAGATTTTAAAAGATAACTTAATATATGTAATTCAACCATAAATTCATCAAATATACCAATATTATTAATAATATTATCTTTATAATTTTTAATTTCTTTTTCAATATTTATATTAACAGTGCCAAAAAAGTTAATTAAATCAGAACGACGAGAACTATTATGTAAGTAATCAATTATTAAAGATTTAATATAATTTGTAATATCAGTTTGTAAATTACTATAATATCCTAAATTTCTTATTTCATTATCTAATAATTTATTTTCAATCCAATAATATGAATTCGCAATTGTTCTATAGATACCATCACTATAATCAATTAATTGTATAATTTTATCTTTGTATTCTTCTGGTGGATATTCAATTACATTATCTTCTAATTTTTTGAATCTCTTTTTCCCAATAATTGGAATATTTTCAGCTCCATAAATATTTGATAATATTTTATCAACATTTACACCACTACTTTTAATAATCTTTTGATTTAATCTATTGGTAAAATTATTATAATCATTTACGTCATTTATTTGATATTTGTCTTTATTAATTAATTCAAAAAATTTGAATTCATTACTTAATATTTCATCTGTTAATTTATTAACATAGGTTATAATATTGTTTCTTGTTATACCCATTTTACATTCATTGTTTTTCCACATACATAATTTATTTACATTACATTTTGTTTCATCATTATTTAAATTACATGTTTCTATAATATTTTTTGATGAATAATCACGTAAATCTGGAATCTTCTTTATAACTGAAACTAAATCACCACCTTTCATTCCTCCACCTAAAAATATATTTGGTCCCATACTTGGATATCCACCATACATTTGATCCTCGGCATCATTAACCTCGTTAACTCCATAAGCTTCCCCCATCTCGTCAACTTCACCAACTTCATCAACTTCATGAATATTTTTTAATTTATTTAAAATTTTAAGAAGATCTTTATTAACAATTTTAAAGAAGAATTTTTTGATAGCAAAATTTTTATCTTCATAATTTTTTTTAGAATAAAATAAATCAGTTAATTTAGAGATTAAAGCATCATCTTGTATAATGAAATTACTTAATTCTAATTTAAATTGTTTATAGCCATCATTTTCATAAGTTTTTATATTAACATCAATGATACCTTTTTTATCTTCTAATTCAATATCATCTTTTAATATTTTATCAATTTTATCATAATTACTTCTACCAATAAAAGTAAATTCTTTTAATCCTAATTTTTTACTTAGCTTTTGTATATCTTCTTTAGTCATTTTAACTTCATTAATTGGAATACTAATTAATCTACCATACATTAGTGTATCAATATTATATACTGAACCATCTCTACTATTATAAGCTACTCCTGAAGGATAAATTTTAATGATTCCGTGAATTTCACTTATAGTTGAATCTAAATCTTTTACATACTTGCTTACATTATCATCGTATATTAAATTAAGATCAATAACTGTTCCACTACTCGAGCATGGTAATAAGAAGTTATTTTTTGAAAGGAGATATTTGCATTTAAATTTAGAATCAATTATTTGACCAATAAGTTTATCTTTATTTTTATGATAAATCATTTTTGCGGTTAAACTTAAATCGGCATTGATTATATTTACACAATTTTGAAGAGAATATTCTATAGTATTTTTTATAGCTGGAGATGATGAGTTAAACACTTTTTGAATTGATATTATAGTATCTTTATTAGATTTTTTAAGAAAGAATATTGGAAAATATTGGTTATTATCTTTTATAATTAAAATAGAATCTTTTTCATGTAAATATATATTGTTTTCTATATTATTACATATTAATACATAATCTTCTTTTTCTATCTTTTTATCATCTTTAATTATAAATTTTTCTTGTTTCATAAATATAAAAATATTTAATCCATTTTTAGTAATTATTCCTTTTGTTGATATTAAATCATTTAATAATTCATAATCAAGCGCATTATTATTTTTAATAAAATTTATATATTCTTGGATAGAACTAAATTGAGTGCGAATTTCACCATTATTTAAACTGGTCATTAAAATTAATTTTTTATCCTTTTCAAGCACACTAATTAATTTATTTTTTAAATTATCTACGTTCATATCTAAGCAAGCAGCAATCGCAGAGATATATGGTATATCTTGTTTTATTCCATGTTTAAAGAAGTATCCTGTGTCGGATAAAGTTAAATAGTTATTTTTGATAGTTCTTACATTTTTATTGATTACATTAAAGAATATATCTAAATATTTAGGTAAGAATGAATATCTATTTTCTTGTAATTTATTAGTATCTTGTAAAATATAGACTTTATCAGTTACTACATTTTCTTTTTCAACAACTTCAGTTTCGCTTCCTACAGCGGGAGTATTACCAATACATTTTTGATTAAATAATTTTTTAGCTTTATTATTACTGTCAAAAGGATCTTTAATAAAGCAGCAAGGCATACATAATCCACTTGGGTTATTAGACTTGGTTAAGAAACCGACATACATATATTTACCGTTATTTGTTGGATCACATGTAATAAATAAATCTTCTTCTCCTTTAGAATTAGAAACTTTTGCTGCTTTTAATATAATTTCTTTATTTTTACCACTTATTTTTGTAGTTACTTTTTTTTCATATACTCCTGTGCTACTATTTAATTTATATCCAATTTTTAATAAATCATTAATTGTTTTACCAGTATTGAATTGAGGTCTTCTTTTAACTGTAGAACTATTTTGACATGATCTAGTCCATTGACTTTGACCTTTTTCAGGTTTAAATCCTAATCTTTCTTTATCTAATTTAGTAATTTCTTTAACCTTATTAATATTTTTATCTTCTACATTAACAATTTCTTCAACTTTATTTCTTCTTTTAGCAATATTATTAAGACCTTTTAAGATATCCATTAAATATTTCTTTTCTGGATTTTTATTAATATAAATATCTTCATAAAGATATAACATAATCGCTGTAAATTCACAAATATTTTCTAATTGAATTCTATTACGAGATCCAGAAATTCTTAATTTATAATTATCTTTTGATTTTCCTTGAATATTAACATCTATACCGGGAGCTTTATATCTTGGTATATTTTCAAATTTTCTTAAAACTCTTCCTGCCTTTTTAAGATAGGGAAATTTATCACGAATTTCTTTTATTTTAAGTTCTGTATTTTTTTCAGTTAAATTGAAGGAATTACTGATTTCACGAATCATTTTCTTTTCATCAAATTCAAAATTTCTTAAAAAGTATAATATTCTTTTTTCTAAACTTTTATCACTTTCATAATTACTTACTCTTTTATAACGTAAATAGGTTCCATATTTTCCTAAATTAGTATCAGATTCAACTTTATCTTTTCCTTGTCTTTTTCTTGGATCAATTACAACAGCAACGAATGGATAAAATAATCTGGAGAAATCACCTAATAAATTATGATTTAGAATAGCTTTAGTTTCAATTTGTTGAATAGTATTAATGAAAGCAAATTTAAAGTCCTTGTCTTCAGGGACGTATAATTGTAATCTGGTGTTTTCGTCATTAATTTTTTTAATTATATTACGAACAAATTGATAAGTGCTTTTAATATCATCAAATGAGGCAACATCTTCTTCTTTAAATTGAATCTTATATTCAACTCTACCATTTTCATTTAAACTTACAGATATATATTTATTTGAAGATGACTCTTTTAGATTCACTTTAATTTTAAAACTGATACCATATGGATTAGTTTCAAACCATTTACTTAGGATTGCTCCTTTATCTTGTTCAGGGTTATTAGAATTGAATTTATATACTAAGGTTCCATTTGTTTGTTGATATTGAATAAAAGGATATGTTTCATCTACTTGAAAATTATCAAAAATACGATATAAGTCAATTTTGATATCAGATTTTTTAATAATTACATTATCAATATTAATAGTTTTATTATTATATCTCGTCATATATAAATTAATATGTGTTACAACTTGTGTAATATGATTTGTTTTAAGATATTTTTTATATAAATCAGGTGTTTTTTTAATATCTTCAACAATACGTGTAATAGTATTTTCCATTTTTATATCATTACTGATATTATTATAAGTTTTAGTGATGAGTTCAGTTTCTTCTTTTTTATTATCATTTAAGTAGTCAATTATGTTTTTGAATTCATCGGAAGAAATACTTAAGAAATATATTTTTACGAATACATCGTATACATTTTTTAAATTTTCATTATTTGTTGTGTAATTTTTTCCTAATTCATTGTAGATATCAATCATATAAATTTCATTATTATAATAATAATCATTGTAATCATCTAATATGTTATATTGATCATTTTCAACTCGAATATTTGAACCATATTTTTTTATATTATCTCTTAATAATCTTAAGTTATCTCTAAGAGTTTCATATACTTTGATATTGTCATCTGGTTCAAATTCTATTTTTAATAATTCATTTCTTCTAATCCATTTTTGTCCTAACATAACTTTTTCATTTACGACTCTAACACGATTATCAACAATTTCATTTACATATGAATCAGACCATAAATATATTCTGGATGGAGTTAATAACTGACAATCTTTATCTAATACCTTACTTTTTTTTATAGAACAAATGATTTTATTTTTAATATTTTTAATTGTATCATCTTTGTATATATAATTATTAAATACATATTGTTTATTAAAAACATTTTTTAAAGATTCGTCAAAATTAAGATTATCTTTTGAGGTATCAAATGTAATTAAATCATTAAGTTTTTCAATTTTATCCCAATCTTTATCTTGTTCTAAAATTTGTTCAATTAAATTACTTGTTTTTTTTGAATCCTTTTCATTTTCTATTACTAAATCAAGATCATTTTCAGTTGAATACAAATTTTCTAATTCTTCCAATGATAATTCTTCAGTTATTTCTTGTTCTTGATCATCTGTTGCTTTTTCCTCATTCATCTTTGTCATTTGACCAACTATATCAGTATCTGATTCATAATCTATTTCATCGTCTGTAGTTTCGCCATCACTAATTCCTCCTTCTTTTATTCCTGATAAACGTTTAAAACTTTGATATGATTTTTCTAAATATTTAGTCATCTTTTTTTCATTGTCAATAAAATTAAGGTGTTTTTCTTCATTTTTAGAACCACCACCAAATTTTATATTATTACGAGTTCTATAATCTATTTGATCTTCTTCTTTAATACTTTTTGTAAACTTATTCATCTTATCTCTACGAATCATTGATGAATAACTAAAAGAGGTCTTACCATTAATTCTATAATCTTTAACATGCGTATCATACCATTCTTGTCCTACTTTTTCAATAATTTCTTCCATTTTTTGTTTAGATTTTCTTATATTTTCAAATGTAAAATCAACATGTTGATTAATAAAAAAGAATAAATACCATTTCATACCATATTTTTTTTCTAATTCTTTAATTTCATTTTCATTTAAATTAATAATCGTTTCAAATAAATTTAAATCTTTAAATTTTTTAATAATTTTTTGAATTGTTTGATCAACTAAATTACCTAAAAATATATAGACATGATATTGATTTTTACGATTATTATTTTTAACTTTGTATATTATTTTAATAGGATCGTCCATTAATATAATATATAATATATTTTTTTTATTCTAATCATTTTTATCCTAATATATTTGTAGTTAAAGTCATACCACAATATTCAACTGGTTTTTCAGAATAATCACGATAAGTATAAATTCCTAATTCTACAGCCTTATTTAATAAAAATAAATTAATTTGAGCAAATAACTTGGTATGTCCTGTTTCGGGACATCCAATATGACCTATTTCGTGTATAGCAACATACAATAATTCATTTATATCATGAATTGAATTATCTTTCTTAGATCTTATACAAAAAACTAATTCTTCACCTTTATTTACGCTATATGATGTTAAATTATTTCCACCTTCATTTTCTCTAACTTTTACATCATCTATTTTATTATATATAGTTTCAATAAAAGGTTTAAATTTAAGTAATTTACGATTAGTTGTATTTTCTGTTTGTTTCTTTATTGTTGAAATTAAAAGTTTCATCTTAGTCATGAGTGTCGCTAATAAATTTGCTGATTTTTCCTTATCCGTTAAATCTCTAACTAAATATTTATTTTTGTCAAAGGCTTCAACTAAACTCATTTTTTCAATTACAGGAGAAGGATTCTTACAATAAATAATTAAGATTAGTAAACTTATAATAATTACAATTAAATATTTATCCATAAAATAATTTATATTTAATTTATTTCTATTATAATTTATATAAACATAATGGGAAATAATCAATCAAATCCTCTTAATTTAGAAGTTAATAAAATTCTTGAACATGAATCACCTGCAATGACTGAGAGTTCTCAATTTAGTATTCTTGGTGGTGAACCAAAAGAAGAAGAAAAAGGAAAACAATATGTTCTTACAACAACAGAAGCTCCTCCTAAAGAATCTACCGCATTACCAACATTAATTTTTCCCGCAGCTTCCACAGCTCCTAAAGAAGGAGTTGAAAAACTTTCTGCTACTTCAAGTGATTCAGTAGCAAAAGTAACTGATTCTCCAACAAGTGCTCCATCATCACCAAGATCACCAAGATCACCAAGATCACCAAGATCATCTACATCCCCTGTAGATTCTTCTTTCAGAAGAAGAGCAATTACTTTATCACCAACAAGTGCTCAATCTTCTTTAAGATCAGTAACATCTCCTTCAAATTCTTACTTAGGAAGAAATCCTATTTCATTTTCCGCGACTTCCCCTACAAGAAGTGAACACAAATGCACAGGTAACAACTGTTCTGGTATCCACTGCACTAACTGCACACCAGTCACAATTGTAATGACAGGTGAAGCAATGAAAGCTGCGATTGAAGCGGCCTTACATACCGAACCTGGTGATAATTTAACAACTGAAATGCATCAACCAAGAATGAGAGGTGGTTATACATATGCCGGTGAAGTATCTGTTGAAAAGTCATCTGAATTTAACCCTAATGGATTTTTTAATGAAATGAAAATGGGTGGTTATTCATATGAATCATCATCTGAAAGAAATAAACAACCCAAAGTCAATAAAAAGTATAATTACGAAGACGATGAAGATGAATCTTTAACCGACGAAGAATTCTCTGAATTAACAGAAGGTTTAGATGTAGATGCTAATGAAGATACTGAAGAATTAAAAAAAAAAGTATTAGAATTAAGAGCCATGGTATCAAGAAGCAAAGGCAAGAAAGCTCCTAAAGTTTCTAGAAAGTCATCAAGCAGAAGATCTTCAAGCAGAAGATCATCCAGCAAAAGATCATCTTCTGCCGGCGGCTCTGAAGCCAGTGTATCTGAATATTTAAATTCAACCTCATCAATCAGCACATCTGATGTAAGATTAATTTCCATGAATAAAGTAAGAAGATAAACCACAATCGTTAACTACAATCGTTAACTACTATCGTTAACTACAATCATTAAAAATTAAATAAATATTTAATTTTTAATTAATTAATTTTAATCATCTTCCTCACATATTTTAAAGCTCTTATTAGATTCTTCAGATTTTCCCTCTGAATAAACATTTACATCTTCATATACAACTTTCTTCTTACTAAAATAATTACTTAGATTATTCTGTTTCATGCCTAATTTAGCGTATACTCTATTACTAATTGCTTCGTCAAACATTCTACTGGAATGTTCCATAACAATATCTAAGAACTGAACTGTTGGATTCATAATTTGATTTGTTAGATAAAATTTATAATCAACATTCATTTTATTCTTTTCTATATAGTCTGGATGCTCTATTTTATCTCCTTGTAATATTCTATCTTCCTTTCCTTGTGATTTCTTTTTACTTTTAATTGCGTGTTCATCAATTTCAACAGCAACATAAGGAATTCTTTCATTTGTAGCTGGTTCGTTTCCCGGATCTCGTTCAGCCATTCTTTGACATAATGATACATGAGCTATACCACATTGAACTTCTTTCCAATTCCATGGTCCAGAACACTCGCATTTCTTTCCTTCCGTCGCACAAACTGATCCTTTTGGATGCTTACCATCTAATCTTTTACCTTTATACTTTCCTTTCAGAGTTTTAGATGTAATGAAATATCTAATAGGATATTTTCCTTCAATAATTTCATATATTGACTTCCGAATAAAGTCAATCCCAGCTTGTTTATCTAAGTCAATCATCCATTTCTTTAATAGACCTCCAACTACTTTCTTAACAATAGGAGCATTATCACGTCTCTTCAATACGAGACCCATAGATGCTACTTTATATTTTTTATCATCTTCTTCATATTTTTTACCAATATATCTTTTCTTACTTACAATAATCCAAGGACAAAATACCTTCTCATAAGATAACTCTTGAGGATATTGCTGTCTTGCTTGAACTAATTTAGAAGTTAATATACCTAAAGTAATAGCAGGCATAATTGTTTCTGGTCCGGATACACTTTTTCCATCCAGAGTTTTAAAATTAGGTCGATTAAATACAGAATCAGTGTCACCATACAAGGTCTCGGGTTCAATTGTATATTTACTAAATATTTCTTTAACACTATCAATTACAAATTGTCTATCTTTAAGGTTAGGTTTTCCTGTTTTATCTTTTAGTTCTTTATTAAAGATCTCATTAAGTTTTTCAGGATTATCTAAATTTTTATATACGTTTTTCATAATCTTCGCTAAACTATTTTCAACAAAGTCTCTTGCCAATTCTAATTGCTTTCTACCAACAGCTGTTGTAGATGCTGCTAATTCTAACATAAAGATTGGACTTGTCTTAGCACCTAATTGACCATATAATGAATTTGCTGTTACTTTAAGAGCAAGTTGCTTACCATCTAAAACACTTTTAACGAATGGATCATCTTCACTTTCCATAAGTTTTCTGGTAGCCTTTCTTTCTCCAAGTAAATTCATTAGAATCTGAGGAAGAATACCAAAGTTTTTAGCTTCATAATTAGGATCTATTTTTTTAGCGAATGTACATGTAGTTGTTGTTCCGTCATTATTTTTGAAGGTTACTTCTTTATACTCATAATCAGGTAAGCTCAAATATTTAGGATCTATAACTAATGTTTCATGTGATATATTTGTGGCAATCATAGAACTTGGATATAGTGATGAGTAATCATTAACCCAAACTGATTCTTCATAAAAGCCAACAGTTGGTTCAAATACAATCGCTCCTTCATATCCAACCGCATTTTCATCTTCAGGAGCTCCATAATTTACCTTTAGCACAGGCATAATATAATTTTCCTTTCGGTTGAATTTAGTTACAAGACTAAAAATCTTTACACCTTGACCTCTTAAGAAGATATAAGATAATGGAACTGAACAAACATTAGCCATAGCAATGTTATTAGTAAGAACTTGTAATTTATTTAGAAGTTTAAGCACCAGCACGCAATCTTGAATACAGTATTCGGCTACAACTTTTCTATCAGCTGAAGTTTGCTTGAATTTTTTAAAAATGTCTTCTGGATGAATATCATCTTTAACAAGAGATGCTTTGTATTTTTTACATTTATCTTTAAGACTTAATAGATCTTTATATTCATCATAATTTTTTCCCACTACAATATATTTTTCTTTGTGATTAATATCAGTGATCTTAAGTTTATCTGTAATATGTTCAGGGCCTTCAATCTCGTCATGTTCTAAGATTTCAATATAATTTCCAATCATGAATTCTTTTGGATCTTTGATGTAAATTTTATTCTCCTCAAATTTTTGAATATCTTGATTTATAAAGTTTTCAGCAACACGATCTAATTTATATGAATCTAATTTATGATCTCTTTGAACAACCTTTAATAAATCTATTTGAACACGACCTTTCATTTCGTAGAATTTTAGTGTATTATCACCAAGTGCGGCACTTGATAAATTTTTAATTACAAATTTAGAATTTTTATCTTCTTTTCCAACATATCTATTTAATTGGGAAAAATCTTCTTCAATATCTAATAGTTTCGCACGATCATAAACGTATACCCAATCAAAACCAAATTGATTATAAGCAGTCATAATATCTGGATCTTCTTCTAATATTAAATCTCTAAAACCCATTAATAATTCTGTCTCGGTTTTATAACATCTAACATCACATCCTTCAATCGGATCACATGTGTCTAAAGACAGCATTACTTTTAAATGTGGTTCTACTGCGCCATATTTTTGAAAAACGCATCCGATTTGAATAACTGGATTTTCAATATTATCTGCTTGAGGAAATCCACCATCATAAGAATAACATTCTATATCCCATGATAAGATATTAAATTTAGCTGATTGTTTTGTATCATATCTTTCAAGATCAGAATAATCAGCAATCGCATAAATATCGGTATATTCTTTATCTTCAATTTCATATTCCTTGACCCGAATCCAACCACATGTATCAACATTAATAATGTGATTAAAACGAATGTAAGGTTCAATATTAGATTCAAATAATTCAAACTTTCTTCTACCTTTGAAGGGATTTCCTGAAGGACAATTAATATTTTCTGAAAATATTTTTTCTAAAGACTTGAATGAATATGTATCGTCAAAGAAGAAAACAATAAAAGTAAATAACTTGTTATTAGTGAATCCTCTGGCTTTATGTTTTTTGATTGATTTGTAAATAACTTGCTTAATAAATCCTTCATTTTCATTATAATCAGAATCTCTAACAATATTTAAATTTATTTTTTTATTACTTAAGATACTATTTAATAAGATGATAAAACTATCAATACCAGTAGCATTCCAATCTTCCGGTATTTCTACAAAGAAATATGGTTTGAAATTCTCAATTCGCAAACATACAGACTTTTCATCCGCAGTTTTTCCATATAAGTTAATAAAATATTTTGTGGGGTGAATTACACGCTTCTTTTTTGTTTTATAATCAATTTGATCCAGTTGTAAATCTGTCCGCTCATTATACTCCTGCCAATCAATAATCTGAAAAATTAAATCATCCGTCATGATGTATTATATATATAACTATATATATTTATATAAGATTTAGAAATCAATTTTTTTACGAATTAATCTATCAGATTAATTCGTAAAATAATTGGTGGGAAGATTTTAGCTATGCTTAAATCAACAGTTTCTTAGATGTTTTATAATTCCTCTTCAAGGAATTATAAAACATCTGAGCAAGCTTAAATAAAAATAAGTATGAATCAGTTCATATTTATTTTTATTTAAGATACAATTTTTTCTACCTTTTCAATAAAAATCAAGATTTTTATTGAAAAATTAGTATTCGCGGTGGTCTTCGCCGCCCTTCTCTCGGATCAAGTCAGTAATTTTTGTTATCCAACGACGCATTGCTGTGCGAAGAATTGAATCGCCGTATTTCTGAGTCCCGCCATGAATCCAAGCAAGACCACCGATACGATAACGACAATGAATGTCCGCACCATAATCAATTAACATCTCAACCATTTCATAATTCTGGTAAAAAACTGCCCAAAAGAGTGGAGAGTGATTTAGACAATCATTCAAGTTTGGGTTAGCGCCATACTTTAACAAAACAAAAACTGAGTTGAATTTGTCAGTAGATGCTGCCCAATATAGTGCCGTATGGTAATCGCCATAATACTTGTTAAGGGTTGAGCGATTCTTATAAAGAATTGAATTCAAAATCTTATTATGATTGTACTGGATACAAACATGAAGAAGAGAAAGCTTATCGGAATCAACCACATCAATGCCAACATTTTGTTCCAGAAGATACTCAACCATTTTTTCGTAGTTGTTTTTTGTCGCAAAAAGAATTGCGCAATTTCCCTCGCTGTCCTTCTGATTGATATCGCATCCATGCTGGTGAGCATATTTGAGAACTTCCAAGTCACCAGAATTTGAAGCAAAATGGATAATGATATTTTTGTTCTTATTAAAGATTTCAATGTCGTGTAAATTCTTACGCAAATAGTTAAAAATTAAATCATAGATTTCGTCGCGTTTGTGCTTAAGACAGACATTAAACAGCGAAATTTTCTCAGAATCAACCACATCGAGGATAACATTTTGCTTCAGAAGATACTCTACAACTTTCTTGTAGTTATTTCCCGCAGCAAAAAGAATCGCACAGTTTCCTTCGTTGTCCTTCTGATTGATGTCGCATCCATGCTCGTGAGCATATTTCAAAATAGCTAAGCTACCACAGATGGCAGCAAAGTGGATAATGGTATTGCCATTATTATTGACAGCATGAATATTCGCTCCCATATGAATCAAGTAATCAACAATTTCATTATATCCCAATGAAATTGCTGCCATGAGAGCGGTGTTGCCGTTTTCGTTTTCATGGATTTCCATGTTTGCTCCGTGTTCAACTAAATACTTAACAGCCTCAAAATTTCCATTACAAACAACAACAAACAAAGGAGTTCTTCCATCACTAAGCTGTGAATCAATATTAAACTCGCCAGAAGCAAGTTCTTTCTTCAGTTCTTCTAGCTCATGTTGATGTTTGTTTTTAATAGCATCATTCAAAACAAATTGATTCTTTTTCTTATTATCAAAAACTGCTTGGAGCCGGTTCAGCGTCTTGTTACAGAGCTTATTTTCTTTCTCTCTCTGAAAAGCAACATCTACGAGCTGTATCTCGGATTTAGGAAAGGCTTTCTGCATTACGTCAGTCATTTAGGTGTGTTTTTTTTCTTAGTATAGATGATAATATAAAATAATTTTTCAATTTTTTATTTTTTAAATGTTTGATTTTAAAATAAAAAATTGGTGTGAGCAAAGCGTAAGCAAAGCGAAAGCTCAATTTTTTATTTTTTAAATGTTTGATTTTAAAATAAAAAATTGGTGTGAGCAAAGCGTAAGCAAAGCGAAAGCTCAATTTTTTATTTTTTAAATGTTTGATTTTAAAATAAAAAATTGGTGTGAG